GTAATCATTTCCATTAATTAGAGCCATCGGAATCGCTCCTTTTTACTTCCATTTTGAATTTTTTAAGACACTCTCTTCCACATATTTGCAGCAAGAAAAGGCGGCATGTTGTTGTGAGCCTGGTCGCCACCGAAATCAAGTGTCAATCTAGCTGCGCCTGCCGTGGCTGCGTCAGTAACACCTGGTTTATTTTTGTAGTTTATAGCCGGTTGAACAACTGGACCGGAAAGACCGTTAGTACCAAGAACGTCTGTACCGATTCCACCAATATGGACTTTAAAATCGTGTTGTTCATCTGTTCCATAGTCGGTCGATCCGGTCTGAACAAACATCGTATAGTCATTTGAGAAATTCTCAGTATAGAGTTTTCGCATTGAAACCTGTCTAGTGAATGCTGGCAATTCGTTTTCTGTCAGCTTATGGGTTGCCTCGCCGCCTTCGGAATTTACGTTATACAAATCGCCAGCACCAACAAGAAATCGATTTTCAAGCTTTTCCCAAGTACCGCCAAACAGAACTCCAGGATCCGTCGCGTTTACGGACATATAAATACTTCCGACTGGATAGAAAGTGTCAACAATAGTCGTAATACGATAATCTTTAATATCGTGAACAACTCCATTGGTATCCGTAAATCGTTTAATATCATTCATTCACCTATCACCTCGAAGTTATCGTATCTGTCTCGCCTGTAAAGCTTGGAGCAGTAGATTTTGCGCTAACATCTGATATAACTTCGGTTTCCATAAAAGTCGGAAGTGTAACAGATGTGGGCCTATTTGGTGTAAATGTACCCGGAGTAAACGAGATAATAAGATTTTCTTGTTCAACTCTCATTGTAAGTTGCGGAAGAGTATATGCAGCAGCTGTACCGGAAATAACGCTAGCACCGCCATCTCCTGTTGTCGCAGCGTATATACTTTCTTTAGTTTTTGAAACAGAAATACTAGGTGCACTTACAGAACCGCGAGGTGTATAACTTGCCTGAACCTGACTTTTGCGTGCAAGATCACCGACAACAATATCTACACTTGTTGGTGTTCCCCATTCAACGTTTCCGTCGCCTGCGTTCATCAAACACTGACCAATCTCACCACCTGGCGGAAAATCAGCAGTTCCTCCACCCTGATGATCGACTCTATCAGAAAGTTCCTGAAACTCATCCCAAGTCGGAACTTTGTATTCATCGCTTTCAGGTTTAACCCAAATCTTGTTTGTATCGGAAGACGGTTGAGATTCTTGAACAAGAACAATATCTTCAACTTTTCTATCAAGATTTTGTGCGGCGGCATCTGCTGCCATAGCCTTCTGATTCGCGAGATTAGCCGCATTGGTTGCAGATTCTGTAGCACCATCGGCTATCGTTCGGCTATTTGAAACATCTGCATAGCATTGTTCGATGCCGTCGGCAATAGCACTTCTTACATCTCTTCCAAAGACTGCTTCTCTGATTGCTTTAACATCTCGAGCAATAGCATGATCATGTTCGCTACTTGGCATCAAATCACTCCTTTACTGAACTCTTTCCCAAGCATACACAATTGTGTATGGCGGCATATTGTTGTGAGCAGTTCCGGCCGTTCCAGTGATTCCGCCCGTTTCCGAGCTAAGATAAAAATTTCCCCAAGAGGCGTCGCTTTCAAATTTTGAAGCAGGAACAACCCTGTCCATACCTTGCGAAACGGTCAAAATACCGGATGACCCAGATATATTTCTAACTGCTGGAATTGTCCAATTGTCGTTTTCTGTACTGTTGTTTCCTTTTGCGTAGTGTGTATGTGTAGGAAGCTCCGATGCCGTCAGAGTATGAGTTGCCTCACCGCCATCAGCATCCCCAACATGATATGTGCTACCAGCTGTAAGAAGAAAACGATCCGTTATTGGACTCCATACACCACCGAACATATCACCAGGATCTGTTGGATCTTTTGAGATGTAAATGCTGCCAACAGGATGCACAAGATCCAGAAGACTTCTAAGTCCACTAATAATATCGTCCAGAGCATCAATCTTAGCAATGGCTGCATCTGCGTCATCCATCAGCGTTTCGAGTTCTGTCGCTTTTGCAGTAATGGCATTAACTTGAGTTCTACCGGCAGCATTGACTCTATCTTCCTGTGCATTACCAGTCGTAGTCAATCTATTATTCTGAGTCGTGCCAGTCTCTTCTATTTCAGCAACGGCATCACTTGTAGACTTATCAGTGATCACATTCTGTGGCAAATATCCGTCGCCATTTGGGTCTTTAGCAAACAATTTATTTGGTTTAAGTGTGTAAGGCATCGTGTCACCTCTTTATAGTCTAGGTTCTCGGCCAGTGCCGTCTGTATAGTCAGTTTCAAAGTTAAACGGATCCCAAAGCCAGCTGTCTTCTCCAGAAAATATCGAGTAGCATCTAGGTTCAACCACATAGCTAATCGTAACCGAGTTGTAATTAGACTCAGCTTTATAGTCGCCAATGCTAACTCGTCCAACCCAATACCAAGTTGGATTATCTTCAAGAACAATCCAGTATTCTTTTCCGTGAAGATCCTGGTAAAGCTTTTGCCTTATTGCTTCCCAGCCTTCCCATCCGTTATCAATCGCAAACTCCCAGCTGCCGCTTCTAGGACCATATGAAATATTCCCAGTAAGATAAGTACTAAAATCGATAGCACCATCTCGACCGGGAATTTCAATATAATTGGTTCTTGGCTGAGGACCTGTGACAATAGGTTTACTGGTTGGAATTAGATGCCAGGTGTCCCATGTATTGAGACCTTTTAAATATCCAGCCTTAGGTCCTTCAGTCTCTTTTTCTCCTGTACTAAAGGTTATGCTATGGGCACCTTCATATGACGCTTCACCTAGCATCTATTATCCCTCCCATTTTGAATTATTTCTTAGTGGTCTTTCTTCCATATGGTCTGAGTTTGCGCATAGTTTTAGAATCAAGACGACCAGTTACTTCAAGACCGTTTTTCTTCTGGAATGCGCGAACTGCAGCAATCATGCCAATGGTATACTTTCCTGTAGCCTTGACTTTAGATCCGGCTCTCTGAAGCATAACCTGAGCTTCCACAACTTCTTTACCTTCGGCGCCGTATTTAAGAATCTTAAACATTGTTTTATCCTCCTATTAGACAGGTTTTGTGAGACAAATTGTGATTTCGTCGTTTGTATCAGAATTAATACTAGCCACACGAGTGTAGCCAACATATTTCTTCTGTTCGGTTTCTGATTCATAGCAGGTAAGAGTACTTGTCTTTTCTGCGTTTGTGAAGATGAGAATCAAGTCCATATAGCTAAGAGAATGATCAGAAGGGAACACCCAGATCTCATCTGAAATAGAGGAGCGCTGAATGTAGCCTTTGAGAATGGTATCGTCGGCAAGAATGATAGATTTTTCATAAACCTTAGGATAGGCCCAATCGTTTTCAACTACAGGGATTTCACCTTGAGTATTAATAGTTTGATCATCCATAATTCATTACTCCTTTACTTTAGATTCGAGTTCTTTAATTCTTTCACGAAGAGCATTCTTTTCGGTTTCGTTCTTTTCACGCTCTTCTTTTAGAGCTTCTTCTAGTGTTTTGATTCCCTGATAAAGCATATAGAAACCAGCACACTTAGCTAAACCAGTCTGATCTGGAAGGGTGATAAGTTTTTCTGTGATCTGTTTAATAATATCTTCAATGGTCATAATTGCATTGGTCCTTTCAGTATTGTGTTAAACCAAAACTAAAACTGTAGCTGCCGTTCCCAGCGTGCTAAATAACTGAGGCCTAACAACTCTACTTCCTATCATGAATTTGTTATCTATAGTTAAACTCTTAACCTTTACTTCCATAGTTTCAAGACGTTTACTTGTGATGTAAGTAGACGTCAAACTCTCGATATGAGCAACTTTGGCACTAAGAGTATTGAGATCAGCTTTGTCAGCTTTAAGATTAATAGCTGTAGCATTATCGGCAATCAGAGTCTTAAACACACCAATCTGAGTTACAAAACTTGGGATTTTCTGAAGACCAGAATTCAACGCAGCGTAATCGGTTGCGTCAACAACACCATCTGGAATTGTATGTATAACACCATCACCATCTTTATACTTAAGTGGTTCATTCAAATGAATAAGCCATTCACCGGATGGCGTTTTTCCAATAGCTTCCGACCCTTTACCATCGTTACCTATTCCATTTTGAATTATTGTGGCAACGTCAAGGGTTCCACTACCATCGGAACCAATAATGTTCACGATTTCACCCATCCAGCCATTTTCGCCATCAGTAGACGCAGTAACTTTGTTATTATCGGCGGTTCCGCCCATAAAAGACATCTTTGCGCCTTTTTCTTTTGATCTAAGGCCAAGTACATCAAACGGATCAAGAAGATGTCCCGCAACATTCGAAGCTACTTCGACAAACGGACTTACAGGTTTAACAAATGGATCAACATATGTGTGATAGTTTGGAACATTCTTTACACTAAGGTATTGATTGTATCCGTCGATTTCCATAGATTTAACAGCTCGCATTTCGGTTATGCGTTTTCCGGCTTCATCTAAACCTAGAATATTCACAACCGGATGAAGAAAACTAAGAACACCTTGCTGAGCATCGAGAAACATCGTCGATACAGCGGCATATGTTTTTTCTTCTTTTGATCCGTCTTCCAAGACTTCTGTTGCCTTAATGTCTCGAATGAGTCTGACATGAGATGCCTTTTCTGCAGCTGCAACTCGTTCACCTGTCGGGTCTTGAGCTTTGAGGTCTTCATAGAGATCGTTATTGTACTCTGAGCTAATGACATAGTTCCAAGCGAGTTCTTTAAGTTCTCGCTCTGTCATTTTGCTGTCGCCGCCGACCTCCTTATTGTTGTTACCGTTGCCTCCACCTTTTGCACCAGCACCGCCTTTACCTTTTCCACCTTTTGATTTAGAGGTAGAAGCCACACCATACTCAAGATTTAAAATATCACTGACAATGCCACAAGAATAACTATTTTTCTCAGGGTTATGAAGGTTATACTTTATACCGAGAATCGTTCTATGGACGATGGCACTTCTTTCTTGAATATTAGCATCTATATACTCGTCGAGTTCGGTAAGATCTGGAGGAAGACGAAGTGGAATACAGTCGCCAACCAAATACTTTGCAACCGTGCCATCTATATGATGCATATCGATTGCAGTCAAATCATAATTCGTGATTCCGCCAACATAGTTATGGCGAATCCAGTCACAAGCGTAACTCCACAGTTTTGCTTGAGTATCGGCATTAGAAAAGCTTTGAACTTTATAGATTATTCCATACTGTTCAACAGCTTTTTCAAATATCGACTCATTAACATAGCCAGTATCAAGTTGTTCTGCTGTGTAAACACTAGCTATTTGTGGAACAAGAATACGATTATTGTCACCGTGAATGTTAGTTTTATAGCCATTGATGAAAATATCTTTACCTTCTTTTGAACCAACCGGGATCAAAGCGGTAAAGATGTTATCAACTTCACTATTACTCTGAGCATCAATAATGTTCTGAGTGATTGCGATTGGTTGACTTCCTTCGATATTTCTATTGAACCAGTTTCTACACCAGTCCAAATATACTTTTCCATCAGCAGGATTATAGCGAGTTCTAAAGAATCCACCGAATTCTTTTGTAAGCGACTCTAATGCATTCATGGTCTGCTCATGACTATTGCTTCCAAATTTATCGGTTTTATTAGTGACTTTTTGCTGTTCGCTGAAACTCGCTGGATAACTACCTGGAATGTAGCCAGGATAAATGCACTTATCTGTTTCTCCAGATTCGCTCATTTGACGATTATGCTCATTAAGAATTTTATTAATATAAACATTGATCGTAATAGATGATCTTTCTTCTTTTTTAGAACTCATCTGAAAGCTATCAAGAAGAAAGGCCATGTCGCCTTCACAGTGAATCTTTTTAGCTCCAGTAAGTGTATTATCAACTGTTAGAATTCTGCCTCTAAATATCGTGTCTCCATCGTATTCGACTCGCATAATAGTTCTCATCTGAGCCAAAGCGTGATAATAGGGATGGTTAGGATGAATCGTAAATTCGAAGCTTCCAGTCTTACCAATATCGCAAGAGACAGACGGATCAACAAGAACATACTCTATGTCCTCTTCTTTAATCGGAATCGAATAGAGTCTTTTTTCTGTTTTTACAAGCGATCCGTTTTCATAATAGTTTTTAAGGTAAATATCGTACATTTTTTGTAGTCGCTCCTCTCAGTAAAACAGACCGGGAATATCCGAAGATACCCCGGTCCGGTTTACTTGAAATGAGAAGTTAGTTTCTTCTTGCTGCGTAGAACATTTTTCTTCCAATATCGATATCGACGTCGTCAGAAACGCCGCCAGCAATGACACCAGTGTCGAGTACCAGTTTCATATTGGAAATGCTCTCGCCCATTTTCTGAATATTCTCGAGCATAGCATCAAGTCTAGCAAGAGCGCCATAACTATCGATTCCATTTTGATCAACAGCCACAGCTTCAGGAGCAGAATAAGTTCTGGATGCTCTAGCTCTCGCACCACTTGGATCAATACCGATTCCATAAGTGCTACCGAACATTCCACTAATTTCCCTAGCACCAGCTGTAACATTAGTCAGATCAAGAACGGGTGTAATCGTAGGCTGAGCATCAACATCGCTAGCAAGAATACTACTAATATTTGCAAGCACGCCTCTAGCAGAATCAATTGTGCTATTTGCCATCGATTCACTAGCATTGGCTGCTTGATCAGCACTCTTAGTAATACCAAGAGCCATACCTTCAGAAGCAAAGGCACCAATTCCCATAAATAGTCTACTCGGACTGTGTTCATCGAGAGCAGCCTTAGCCGCTTCATATGCAGCAACAGCCATATCGATAGCAGCCTGGATTACAGCAGACGATCCACTATTAATACCACGCTGCACACCAAGAGAAATGTTATTGCCGACTTCTTCGAAGGATTTAAGTGTAGTTTCCATGTTAATGGTAGCCAAGTTATTCAAAGACTGAACAAATGTGGCAAAGATGTCAAGGTTCTTATCATCGATATTATCGGCTGCTGTCATAGCTGCAGAAATATCTCCCATCATCGTTACAAGAGATTGGATAACAGTTTGACTTCTATCAGGTCCACCGCTCACGCCTCTTTCGAGACTCGTCATTTCGGTCAGGAAAGTATTAATATAGTCAACGTATGTTTCAACATTACCATATGAAATCATCTCGCCAGTTGACGCCATAGATGCGATCATATCGACAACACTTGAAACAACTTTGAGGGCATTAATAATCTCATCAGCATTACCGAATTTTCCACTAATAGCTGTAGAGAATCCGCTAAGTCCGTCACCGAGTCCGCCAATCTGTGTACCGACATCAGACAAAGTGGACGTACGGCCTTCACCAATTGTCTTAAAGAAGTTTCCAATACCGCCAATCTTAGGAAGCCTTGTGCCAATATCTGTCATAGTACTGATCATGCTATCGACAATAAGAAGAGCACCCTTAGCAGCTTCTGGATCAAACTTCTTAGTTTCACTTTCGCCAACGCCATTTAATTTGTCGCTAAAGTCTTTAAGACCTTGACCGAGTGATTCAAACTGAGCGGCGATGTCAGTAAACGAAGGCGGCTCGCCAGTCCAAATACTTGCAATTCCACCCACATTTTGAAGTTTACTCTGTGCTTCTGTAATTTTAGTAAATACTTCGACAGCCTTATCGACTATCGTCGTAGAAGCAGTCTTACCTTCTTCAATGGTTTCAGCAGCAATTCCCTCGTATTCGTCTTCGCTCTTGCCAGTTACCTTCATACTGAAATCTTTAAGTCCCTGTCCAAGAGCTTCGAGATCCGCTGCCAATTGAGTGAGGCTTTCTTTGTTGCCAGTCCACCAAGCATTGATACCGCCAATAGTCGGAAGACTATTAGCAAGACCAGAGAACGACTGAAGTGCTTCAACAGCTACTGAATAATCAACAGGTGTAATTTCGCCAGTCGATTCATCAACAATAGTTGTAGACTTAGCGAATGCAGCCAAAGCTAAACCGAGTTGTTCGATGTTTTTACCAAATGTTTCAAGCTCGTTAGGCTGAACTGTGACATCGTTTTTTGTAATAAAGGCTGTTAGCACAGCGCCAATGGCCTCACCCATATTAATTTCTGAAAGCTTAGCCTTAAGATCAGAAAAGAAATCGAGACACTCTAAGGCCTTATCTGTTCCAGATCCAAGTTTGCTTCCAGCAGCTTCGAATTCAACAAGTGCGCCAGCAAGAGCTGCCAGCTGTGCACCAAATGTTCCCAAAGCTTGATCAGAAGGCATGTTTTCAGGAATAGTAAAACCGCCCTCTTCAGTAAGACTATTAGAAATATCCCTAAGAAGACCAACTGCTCCTGCAACATCTGGAGCACCTTCGGTTTCAGTCGCAATGCCAGTTGCCTCTTCAGCACCTTTTGCATAAAGCATCATAGCGCCGCCGAGACCTGTCATAGACGAAGTTAATTTATCGAGATCCATCTTTGCTATGATGTCAAGATCACCAGCGCATCCACTAAGATCCTTAATTATCTGAATAGCGGAGTTGTTGGACATATCGCCGACATTGCCAGTATGTGTAGCAAAGATTTCAATACCAGTACCAAGATCAAACAGAGCAGTTGTGAATGCTTCTCTTCTGGACGTGAAATCCTCAAATCCAGTAAGACTAATCATCATAAGCCGTATCTGATCGATCATTGTCTGAGCTTTTGTAAACGCGGTGAGATCGATTCTATTCATTCGACTACTGAAATCGATAAGCATACCGCTAGTAAGAGTAAGATGTGATGCAATAGTCGTTAAGTAAGAGGAAGAAATAGATCCAATAGAAATACCAACAAGATCACTAAGCATTTCGGCGAGCATATTTATAATAAGCTCTGCTTTCTTAATGCTTCCTTCATCTACTTTATTCATGCGGTCGCTAAAATCCGTCATCATACCGCTGAATAGCTTAAGATTTGCAGCCAAATTTGTTAAAGCACTAGCAAGTGTGCCTATAGCAAATTTTCCGACAATAGCAAACACTGCCATCAGAGCAGCAACGGCAGCAGATATAATAAGAATGGATTTTATAGCTCCACCTATAGTTAGACCTTTTGTAAGTTTTAGTGCTAAACCAACGCCAGCAACAAGCACGCCAAGACCAATAGAGAACGCTATAATTTTATCAGTCGGGACATTCTTTATTTCATTAAGCGCTATCGAGAATGCGATCATCACGACAGCTAAACCGCCAAGAAGAATCAACGTGTGAACAGCATCAAGAATGTCGCTATCTTTAAGCAAATATCTTTGAATTAGAGCAAATGTTATAAGAATTGACACAAATCCGCTTAAAGTAGATTCAATCTGATCAACTTTCAGTCCAGCAACAGAACTCATAGCTAAGCCAAATGCAAGCAGAACAGCTGCGAAACCTACGAGCATGACGGCGATACCAGCACCCTGAAGAATATTCATATCACCAGCAAGCTGCGTCATAGCTATAACAATGCCAGAAATAACAAAAAGTCCAACACCAATTTTAGCCAATTGACTCCATTCGTATTTGGCCAAAGGTTCGATCGCTCTAACCAGAACCCATATTGCAGCTGCGATTACAACGAGATTTATCATGCCCGTTGCTTTCATACTCTGAGTTTCATTAATGAACGCACCAAGTATTATCATTATGCCAGCAAGGCTTGCTCCGAGTTTTCCTAGCTGTTCCCATTTAAGATTAGCTAGTGGCATTATAGCCTGCATCAGTATAAATATACTTCCGGCAACAAGGATCATTTGGCCCATGCCTTTTCCTTTCATGGATCCGGCATATTTCGCAAATAAAGCGAGTATTGTAAGAATCCCGAATAATCCAGTACCAAGATTAGCCATTTGCTCGGGTTTTAAATCTTTAAGACTCATTAATGACATAACGAGTATCGCTATGGATGTGGCTAGAAGTATAAGACTTCCTGTGCCTTTAATCTTCATGTTACCGGCGTATTTACTAAACAAAGCCAAAATTGTCAAAATACCAATTAAGCCGAGCGCCATATTTCCCATTTCGCCAAGTTCCATTGTGGCCAACGGTTTGAGGGCAAATATCAGCAAACCGATAGAAACAGCCATCGCGGCTATTGACCCAGCACCCTTAAGATTCTTAAGATCTTTACCAATGTATTTTGCGACAAGACCGAGAATAGTAACAACGCCAAGAAGACCGGTGAGCATTTTAATAATACCGTCGGGCTCCATGTTGGCAAGTGGCTTGAGCATCATAACTAGCAAGCCAATGCCGAGCGTGATACTAAGAATTGCTATTGCAACAGCGCCAATCGTAGCAGTAAGACCCATAGCTTCCTTGAAGTCTTTAAGAACGTACTGCTTCATAAGAAGAAGGAATCCACCAAGAGCAATCATGACACCGGCTAAAGCAGCGAAACCGATCAAAAGATTCTTAGGATCCATGCTACCAAGAACAGCTACCGATCCTGCAATAAGCGCAATACCAGTAGCAATCTTCATGACTTTATCGCCAGTTGATTCAAGCTGATCGCCAAACTTAAGCTTCAATCCGTCCTTCATTACGTCTTGCGCTCCCTGGAAGAAGCCTTGTAGATTTCTAAGAAGTCCAGTTCCCTGACGAAGAGTTCCAATAAGCTTAAACAATGCGTAGCCGCCAAGGAACGACATGATGATACCATATAAGTTTGTTCCCTTTACAACGCCAGCCATTTGACCAATGAATTTACCAAAAGCATCCAGACCAAGCATCTGCTTAGCCCACGTGAAAAGGTTAAACTGATCGGCGTCGCCTTTTATGTTGTCATAAATGTTCGCAAATCCGCCAAATATCTTCCTAAGCCACTGCTTAGCAACACCGAGAATTGTCTTACTACTACCATCTGCTCCATCCTCTGCGCCTTCTTCTGCAAAGCCAAAGATGTAAGCTATAGCTCCTTGCAAGTCTTTTCCAAATCCAGGAATTAAACCAAAAACATCATCAAAAAGCTGTGTGATAGAAGCTTCAAGTCTCGCTCCAAGCGATTTAAGTTTATCGCCCGTTAGCTCTCCATTGAACAAGTCGTTAATAATCTCAAGCATGCTAGAAACAAACTTAAGAAAAGGAGGAGCGACTTTAGAGATGATAGTACCAAGAAGTTTAAAAATATCGCAAATAGTTTCCCAAATTCCAGCAAACGTTCCGCTCTCTTTACCGTTTTCCAAAGTCCCAATGAGATTGTTGACAATGACGCCAACAAGCTCATTAACAGCTGCGATTAATGGTTCAAGAGATTCAAGAAGTCCATTGAATAATTTCTGTAGACCATCAGCTGATTCAGCAGAATCAACCATGTCGTAAACGCCAACACCAAGAGCACTAAGAAGCTGCAGAATATAATCCAAACTCTTTCCTAAATGATCCTTATCAAAGAGCTTGGACATAAACCCAGTAACATCACGAATAACAACATATGCTAAAGCGAATGTGGCGAATATAGCATTAACAACATCTTGAATCTGTTCCCATCTGCTCTTCTCAGAACCCTCAGAAGACGCATTAAAGAAGTCATGAATAGATGCAATAAATGCTCTAATTGAGACAATAGCGTGATTAAGAGTAGCTGCCATCCAGCCTTCTTTGTATCCTTCTTCGTCCCAGTTTAGCTGACTACCTGGATCGGCAAACAGTTTAAGCATTTCAAAAAAGGCGTTGGATATCATCTCTCCGATGTCACCCAAGGCATCCAAAAGACCATATGCACCTTTGTATGCTATAGCTTCTCCTTCATCAGTAACTTCGCCGACAATAAGTGCCCAAAGATTCTCTCTTCCGCCAGCTTTACCCCAGGTATCAAGAATCTTGTTCCTGAACTCAACAAGATTACCAAGAGCTTCACCAACTTTATTACAAACGTTAGAGAAAAGCTCCATGCTTTCAGACAATTCACCAAATATCTTCTTATAGCTGTTCATCCAACCAGTAGAAAGCTGGTCCTTCCAAGCATCAAGAACATCGGTAAACGTCATACATTTCTGAGCTGATTCATATGCAGCTTTACCAAGATCGTTAAGCTTTACAGCTCTATCGGCAACAGCGCCTGTGAACCATTTGTTTTTAAGAGTTTCTTCAAAGTTCTGAAGATTGACAACTGTCTCTTTCCCGAATCCTTTAGCCGTTTTGTAGATAGTCTTTCCTGCTTTATCCGTCTCTTTCTTAAGAGTACCGGCAGCAACAGCAGCATCCATAGCAGCTTGCTTGAATTCGTCATTAGCGAGACCAGCGGCTTTAAGATTCTCAGCCCAGTCTTTTTTGAGAATAATATCATCTGAACCAAGAGCATCTTTAAGGGCTTGTTTCTGTTCTTCAGTGGACTCGATAAGAGGATCCATGTCGAGACCAAAAACAACTGTCATAAGTGTCTCGTCCAAAAGACCTCTTTTTACAAATTCATCAAAGTTCTCAGTTGTAAGCTCAATCTGTTTACCATCTTTAGCCAAAGTCTTGTAAACAGTATAGCCTTCTTCGTTTACCTCTTTGAGAATCTTTTTCTGTTCAACAGCGGCATCTAATATCTTCTGTCGATTTTCTTCAGAGTCGATGTTTAGTTTTTCCCATTCGGAATGGTCTATCTCTTCACTTGAAAGTAAGTCATTTCGAATCTTATCCGATTCAGATTTAATGTTTTCCCAAGCTTTTAAATCTATCTTCTCGTTTAGTGCGACAAGTTTTCGAAGTTCGTCACGCTGCTCTTTTGTAGTTTTAACGCCAGTTGCTATTTCGCCAGTGTAATATAAGTCTTCATAGTAATAAGCCATGAACGACTTCTGCATTACTTCTGTGTTAGCCCATTTCTTAGAAAGTGTTTCAGCAAGATTCTGATAAGTAACCTCAACCTGCTTACCAAGAGATTTAGCAGTCATGACTTTACCATTCTCTTTAACAAGCTGTCCTGTTGCAAGACCTGCCTGAATCAGCTGTTCTTTGAATTCCTTTGTAGCCATGCTGGCATTCTCAATTGACTTCCAGTCAATCTTAGTAAGAGCACCAACACCCATTGCCTGACTCAAGTTATACATGGCTCGGCTTGCTTCCTGAATGCCGCCACCAGATCGAGCAGCCCAGTTAGCAATACCTTCCATCTGCTTTTCAGCGTCTTCAAGTCCAATACCAACAGATGTGAACTTACCAATATTAGCAGCCATATCAACAAAGTTATAGCTTGTTTGGTCAGTGTATTCGTTCAAACGTTCTAGTACCGTATAAACGTCACTTTCGGCTCGACCAGTCGCAGCCATAATTGTTTGAACTTTTTTATTCAGCTGACCAAACTTACTAAAACCAACATTGACCTGCTCGATAGTCATACTATCAAAAAAGGCTTTAGCTTTATAAGCAGCGCTTTCAAGTTCATGACGAACTTTACTAATTGCGAATTCTCCAAGATTACCAAGACCTGTGAATTTATCCGTCAACTTTTGAATGTTTTCAGCCATCTGTTCGAAGGTCAACTTTTTAGTGGCATCCTGAAAATCTTCAAGACTGCTCTCGCACTTCGAAAAGTCCAAGGCTTCCTTAAACTTATCTAATGACTTTTCGCTTTGAGCAATATTCCTTTCAAATTCTCTATTGTCAAACTGCATTTGTACAATTCGAGTATCCGTTGAATTGTTTGCCATTAACGAGTAACCTCCTTCCAACATTCATTGGCTAATTGTTCAAAAATTGGACGCATGGCTGGATCCACGAAGTCTATACCTTCGACGTAGGTTCCATTTTGAAGTCCGTGACCATAAATCAAAAGTATTGCAATGTTCACGCCTTCGTTTTCATTGGAATTAGACCAATACAAAGTAACTGTTCCGTTTCCTTCTTCGATTCCGAAATCCCAACTCTCAGCAGTCTTTCCACTTGCACTCGGAGTAGCGTTTCTGAGTGCTCTAACGCCAGCATCTCCATACCTTCCGAGAATGTTTAGATAGTCACGTTTAAGGACACGATTGAAAAACTTCTCGGCATTATTGAAATTTCCCTTATGCTTGATTTTAATAAGCGCCACAATCGTATCCTCACTTTCTTATCCGTGTGAGCCACTTCTGGCTTTACGTAATTGATTCAACGCTCTATTCTCGGCCATTACATCTTTGCGACTTTTGTTCTTAGCCGGCTTATTCTTTTCGTCGCAAACTCTAATCAGGGCTAACAGTCTGTTCAAATGCCACTTCTGGCACTCCATCGGAACTCCAAGCGCTATCATCCAATAGTAAATGATCTCACTTGTGATCACTTGTCTGTTCGCTCTTTTGTCGTTTTTAAACGTGGTGGCTGTCATTGGATCATCGATGTAACGATTAACTGTCTCAATGTTTTCATCTGTTAATCCTAGGAAAATGATCGGATCAACGTTCTGAGTAATTGTCATGCATCTAACATAGTCAATCGTCTCTTCTCGATTTTTTGGAGTGTTACCTAAAAACGGTTTCTTCCATTTACTTTCCCATTTAGAAACGGAGACCAGACTATGCTCAAGCTGGAGCTCTCTTCCATGAATTGTAATAAATCGATTTGTTTTTTCATCGAATAATTCAGTTGAAGGAATTGTAAGCCTAAGCATTAGTCAGATCTCCTTTCAAATATCATCACTCGGGATTAATCGGCGTCAAAGTTCCTTCGAGTTTCTTGGCTTCTTCATCAGCCTTATCAGCAACATCCTTAGGAACGATACCTGTCAGGAATTCGCGAAGTTCAGCTTCACTCTTCACGAGATTCATAAACAGAACGTCCCAAGCTTCGCTAACCTTAAAGAAAGTAGAGAGCCTACGACCATAACGATCTTCCTTCACGAAACGATCGTCTTCAGACTTCTCGCCATAACTCTCAAGAATCAGAATGTCCAGAAGATCGATAAGACGGTCTTCGTCTTTTTCTTTCATGATCTGATCAATCATGTTCTGAAGTCCACCAGGAATCTTACGATCGAGAACGCGGAATTCCATCTTGCTAAGGTTAAAGTAAAAATCTTTGGTAACTTCTTTTCCATCAAAGTTTGTAAAAGTGACAGTCTTCTTAACCATAAAATTATTCTCCTTTCATCATAAACGAAAAAAATTAAGGAGCTGCCCCGAAAGACAGCTCCAAGGTTCCATTTTGATTAGGTAGTAGCAAGCAAACTTGCAACAGTATCCGGATCAGGAAGATAAGGATCATCATCAGCGGTGCCATAAAGAGCAGCGAGGAGAGCTGCCATGCCAGTACTTGTAGCTTTAGTGCTATCAACTGTAATAATGCTTGTGGGCTTGCCACCCGTTACATTAACAGGGGTGGAGTCGAACTCCCAGCTGAACGTAATAGCATCGGGGCTATCATTGATAGTCTCATATGCGCGTTCAGAAGGAGAGCAAGTGCAGTTGTAAACGAGATGAAGTTTGTAACCGTACTGAGTGTTCTCGTCGTTACCGATTTCAGTACGATAGCAAAGGCCAAACACCTCACGAGCCTGCTGACCATAAACGGCACCGGTTGCCAGTTTGGCTTCACCATTGCAACGCTCGAACTCTTCAGGATAAGTATAAGCTTCGATCGTACCACCGAAAGTTTCAGCAGCACGCATAGAAGCATACTTAATGTTATCGGCCCACAGGTCGCTCTTATCGGCACCTTCCGGACTTTCGTTCACGGAAGTAAGACCGTTCCAAGCATAACCGAGCCATTTATTAGTATCAGGGTCTTTAAGATACAGAACACCCTGGCTTACACCATTTTCATACTTTTTTTCACCAGTGGCGTCCCAGTGCAGCATCTTAGTAGTAGGCATAATATTTTCCTCCTAGATATCAGTCATAAATAGTAAACGCATAATGATGCAAACCATCAGCCTCATATGAACGATTCATACGAGAATATGGAAGCATCACAATAGCTTCTCGAAGAGGACTTACGGGATCTCTATCGATAACGGTCAAATCGTAAGCGTGCTCAATTTTGTACGGACGATTATTAGCACGATCAACAGGAATGTTAGATAGCTTATACAAAATACACGGGTAATGAAGTTCAGTATCTTTTCCTGGTTGGAAAAAGACATGCCCTTCACTTGAAGTTCCAGTTACGGATTCATATGTACTTCGTAAAACATGATGCAGATCAAGCCTTCGGCCCATTGTACACGCCCCCAATAGTCAAAAGAAGACGGGGACGCTGAACCTCGATGTTGGTAATTACCCAGCGCGTCCCCATCCACTTCACGTATTTCATAGCGAAGAAATGTTCATAAGCGTATGCATCGGCAACAATGCTGATCTGATTGTTAATCCTAACATTTTCAAGAATGTCACTTCCGTTTTCGTATCGTCTGGTATTCCTAAGAACTTCTCCGAAATATCTTCTTTCGACGATAACGTCTTCTTTGACCCCTTCGTGTTCACCAGTTCCCTCTCGTTGTTCGGCATAGCCTACAACATCATAAAACTTCGCCATGTTATCTCCTTCTTGAATTAGTTGCCATCGTTTCCTTCGCCGGCATTAGCCACGACTTCTTCCTCGATAACAATAGCGCTGAACGGACGAACAAGAGCGCCACTGCAACGGGTTTCGATCAGATACTTCTGAGCATTGTAGTCAATGTCGAAGTCTTCGAACATGTTGACAGAGCCACCCTTATCGGCGCCAACATTGTAGTCCTTCATGTTGACAATGATCATCAGAGGACGATAGGTCTTGTTTGCATCTTCATCAACACGAACCGAAGCAGTGTCAGCCATCGGAGGAACAGTAACAATGTCCTGAACACCAAGAACGCTAGCAGCAACATCCTTTGTCGGATAGAGGAAATGACCAAAGCTGTCTTCCAGCAGGAGCAGATCAGACAGAGTGTCTTCAGACACATAAGCAACAGCATTGCCGCTACCCTTGTAGTCCTTCCAGGCCTTACGAACCAGCTTGATAAGGGTCTTGGCCTTCTCTTCACCCTGAACAGCAGTGTACTGACGACGAACAACAAACAGGGTCTCGTCGTCGTGGAAGACGCTGTGGATGTGATCTTCGCTGATGTGATCATCATCATCAGTTTCACGACCGTCACCAATAAGAATGGCACGAGCAATTTCCTCGTCCAGCATCATACGCATTTCCTGCTTCATCCAGGCAACAACGTCGAAGTCAGTAATATCAACAACGTCATCGCGGTTGAGCTTCTGCTTCTTGTAAATGGTCTGAGGATCAGTGGTACGCTTGAGCAGGGTGAATACTTCGTTCTTCTTCTGCTTACCCTTGATGTAACCCCGTGCACGGGCCTCGTCTTCAGTAATATCTGCAAACAGGGTCTTAATGCGAGAGAACGGAGTGTGGTTAACAGCATTCATGACCTTAGAAACCCAACCCATGTCGCGCTGAATGAACGCAGGGGTGTTCTGAAGGCTACGGTCTTCCGGGAACAGCCAGTCAATCTGATCGATGCCATATTCAGCGCTGTGCTCAAGAACGGACTGTCTGAGACTGCCGAGGCGCTTTGCATCTTTAATGAGGGTGTCAATCTGAGCATGGGTCAGGGTGTCGTTCTGCTGATCCATAACGTCGTTATCAAAAACATTCTTTTTCATAGTATAATCCTCTCCTTCGAAATCGCTATGTGAAACTTCTTCGTCTTCTTCCTCGTCGTCTTCGTCTTCTTCATCTTCTCCAGCACTAGAACTATCGAGTGCCTGAGCGACGAGGTATTCAACAACTTTGCGCTGTTTATCGTTCATTGAATCAAGAACGTCCTGAACTGTTTCGCCGTCATCAGCATGAGACAGACTATCTTCATACTCATCATCGTAACTGTGTTCAGCTTCGTCTTCGCCATCATCTTCATCGCCGCCAAGTGCCTGAGCAACCAGATACTCAACAACTTTGCGCTGCTTATCATTCATTGAATCCAGAACGTCCTGGACTGTTTCTTCTTTATTATCCTTAGCCACTTCTTTAGCCTCCGGCTTCTTTTCTTCTACTGGCGGCTCCTTAGCTTTTTCCTCTTTGTCTTCCTCTTCAGCATGACTGAGATCATCTTCGAAATCGATTCCTTCTTCGCCGCACCAAATAAAAGCTTCAGTCTCGCTTTCTTCCCCGTGCTCGAGGATCGGGAACTCAATCACAGCACCAGGATTAGCCCCAGAAAGTACAACACTAAGTTCTCTAATGACGCCATGAATAACGTCGCCTCCGCGCTGTACAAGCTTGTTTGCATAAATGCTAAGACCATTAATATCGCCATGACGGATGCATTCTTTTACATGCTGAGCAATGCCCGTTCCGTTCAAACTGCAATATGCATAAACACCGTCTGCTTTGTTTTCGAGTAGTGCATGGCCAATTACTCGAGTAGGATCTTCATGGTTATGCTGATAAACAAGCGGAACCGTTCGCCCATCGTCATCCTTGAAGGCGTCCTGTCGAATGGTTCTGCCATCGGCACAGAGCAGATCATTTTTTGTCGCCCATCCGCCGAAGTCATATTTAGTTTTCTTCATTCGTCCTTACCCTTTCTAAAAAGTATTTCCGAAATTAAAAACAGACTTCCATTTTGAAGTCTGTAAGCTAATTCGGTTCTCAAGGTATGTCAGATACCTTCATGTCAGCAAGCGTTGGTTCGTTGCCATCCTCGTTTTCAACTGGTGCTCCTGCATCAACAGCCTGGTCCATGCCTCCTCCAGGATTAATGTTAGGATTCATCAGCTGATCTGCACCCTGATCTTCAATCGGTTTATAACCCATACGCTGTCTAAGCTCATTTTTGGTGATTACTTCACCCGTGACAAGCTGAATACCATTAGCTGTCATGCTATCGGCAGTCGCTAGCTTAAAGATGTCATTAAAGTACATCACTTTCTGACGCTGTGCTCTAGCGGTCTTGGTCAAAAACTTTCGATTAAACTCATCAGAAATTGCAGACACAATTGGTTCAACTGTACGGCTGATATAGTTCATCATCACTCTCTCATCGGCGGTTCCCTCAAAGACTTCCTTCGTCATTCCCAGCTGGCTATATAGCATGCTCGTCAGGTATTCGATCTGATCCATGAGTTTGTTTTCAACCGGTCTAGAAAGCTGTGTAAACTTTTCTGTACCATCCGTATAGGCGATCCCGTATTTATTGTTGCCGCTAAGCTGCGTTTCGAGATCTTTGCGCCGCTTTTCGGCCTCCTGCCTCCTCATCTCAGTTTTAATCGGATAAGGAAGCTGAACGATGAGATCAAGCTTACCGCTTGAAATTGTCTCATCGACAGAGTCTAATAGATTAAATTTATAAATGAGCCTTTTCAGTGTCGAAATAGGCTCATTCATTACGGCATATAAGGGATTTTCAATTATTGCCACTGTCTCTTTAGGAAGAATAATCTCCTCTTTATTGCCGGTTCGGTCGTTATAAAGTGACAGTTTCACGTTTCTCGGATACCACTCAACAATCTTCGCAGTTCTCATAGTCTGAATATCATAACTACCAGTAATGCGAGGATTGACGGTTGTATCAACAGGAACTGCTGCGACAACACCTTCGTCAAGCATGCTCATGACAAGATCCTGCTTAAAGGCTCTAGCTGTCTGATCAATGTTAGCTTCAGTTGATAAGCAGTAATTCAGACCGCTATCAATACGCTCCAGGAATCGACCTTCTTCATCAAGACGTACATGCTGAATATCTATAGCGGAACAATCAATTGCTATTCTCGTATAAATACTAGCAAGTATACTTCTTTCGTTTCCAAAGCGATAACGCGGCCTATCTGGACGAGTGTAATTAGCAGGTCCAATATCCGGACGTGTCCATGCTTCGGTTTGATCTTTTCCGGTAAAGGCATTCCACGCATGCTTAAGCCTACTGCCTAGTCCCATGGCATCAGATTTCATTTCACTCAAGCTGCGTCACCTCGACCCTGCGCGTTTTGCCTTAATAGAATCTACTGTTTTTTGCATTTTCGCTTCTGCCAGCTCGCTAAGATACGTCCTTGCAGGTTTCAAATACGCAGTTGCTATCGCTGCTACCGAAGTAACAGCCGTAGCAACAAATATCTTCTTCATTGCATCTTTAGCTATCTGCTTGGTTTCTTTTTTCCACTCAGGTGTTGTAGCACTCTTATACTGTTGTTCAGCCTGAAGACGATTATTACGCCTTCTCAATTCTTCATCGGACAGTTTACTAACATCTTTAGGTTTCCAGTTTTCACGAGCATTGGGGTCTTTATTGCCTCTAGATTTAATACCGCCTGCCAAACCCTTTTTCGACGATTTATCAGTTCTTACAAATGACTGATCATCACTGTATTCGTCGTCTCCGAACACTTCATACGCTTTACCGTTTCCGTGCACTCTTAAAGAATAAGTTGAATACGAGTCTTTACTAGATTTATCGTCATTTATAGAATATTCATACTTGTATCCTTTTAATTGGGAAGAAATAGCTTTTTCTGCTGCATCTCTCCCACCACGCTTGTATTCTGACAAAGCGTATTGACCAGCAAAATCGAATTTAGAAGCGGTATCATAATCACGATCATCGAAAAGCTTATCTACTTCTTTTCGACCTTTACTAGTTCCGTTCGAACGATACGTATTTGAACTGGATTGTTTTTTGTTTGACTCAGAATTCTTTTTTGACGATTCCGAGCCTCGACCGTATCTTTCCTTGCCTTCGGTAGTATACGATCCGTTTTCATATTGAAAACGCCTTACGCCCCATTTCTGTCCTTTGATACCATAGTGCATTAGTTCAGGCGGCTGCCTGACTTTTCCATAAATAAAAGAAGCAGGCTTTTCCTGCATAAGAATCACTTCTTTCTATGAATGTCGCCTCGGTCTTTTGCGCAAAAGATTGCCAAGACTCTCATGAGCATAACGAACAGCCTTTTTAGAAAAAGCTGAACTTTTTGTTATAGCAACTGAGGTTTTTCCAAGCTGCCTAGACATAGCCTTTTCAAATTTCCGAACGCCCATTTTAATTTTCTGAGACCCGCTAGGATCACCTTCGCGCAGCCATTTATAACCAGATTTGACAGCTTTCGCAGCAGCAGAAGCAGCGCCTTTACCAGCTTTAGATACGGCCTTTCCAGCAGATTTGGCACCTTTCTTAACATAAGGAGCAGCCTTAACTCCAACGCCAATTGCTTTTGAAGTAGATTTACCAAGGAAATTCGCAACGCTCTGCACTCTTTTTTGACCGTTTTCGGTTTGCATCCAATCAAGCGCGTCATCTATTTTTTTATCTTTGAAATCTTTTAAATAGTCTTTAGCTTTCTCGTCCAAACCGAAACCTTTAAGCATATCGCTGATACCCATTTTATCAGTCAGCTTATCAAAATTTTTGTCTACGAAACGATCAGATAGACTTCCTTTAGCTTCTTCTTCTCGTCTCTTTTTTTCAGCCAAAATCTTAGCTACGCGGTTTTTAATAAAATAGGTATTGCTAGCTACTCTTCGACCACGGTTGTATCCTTCTTCGTACTGACGCTTTCGCTCGGCTTCTCGTTTAGTTCGACTTGAAGCTAATCGCTTAGCTATGTATTCCTTAGTTCGAACGCCCCATTTCATTCCAGGAATACCATAATGCATCAATTCGTTTTCGGAATTGTCTAGGATCGAATTTCCGCCGAATCCTAGTTCTTTTTTTACGCCCCAGTCTTTCTCAGAGGGGACAGGTAAATATCCGGAATCACTTTCCCATTTCATAATCTGTCTCCTCATCTATAACATCATTTGGCATTCATTTGAGATTCTACATAATTCCTAAGTCCCTCAGAATTACGATCAGCATTTGGATGTTCTCTCAAATAGGCCTCTTCATACTTCTTACGTCGCTTAGCTTCACTAATTGTCATGATTCCTTTTTTCTTATCGTCATTTTTTGCTTTTAAAGCAGCCTGCTCGGCTTTAAGTATCTTCTTTGCTCCTGGCTTGTATTCAGCGGCGACAAGATTAATGCCTTCTGGCTTGATTTCGAGATTGTCTGTTCTGGTTATGGTATTATTCTTGGCACCAGGCATAAACCCAAACTCTAAAAGATCAGAAGGAGTCACCTTTACATTTCGCTGAGTATCAAGAACTTCGAATTTGCCATTCTTTATCTCCCAAGCCATGCTATGCCCCATGAAAAGACCAGAAACAGAAATTTCTCCTCTAGCTCCTTCAGGATACTTTTTTGCGGCGTTGTCGAACATTTCAGTAAAGCTTTTACTAGGAACATGCTCGATTACAGGATCCTTATAAAGCCCCTTAAGGATTTGCTCTGTGTAGTTTCCTGTCTCACTGGAAAGAGCCGTCACGTCATATCCTCGTCTGCGAAGATCGTAAGTACAAGAACAAAGCACACAGTTAACACTAGTTCCAGGAACGACGCCGTTTTTGTACCGAGGATTAACCGCTGCCATATCGTCTTCAGAACTATGATTTCCGGAAATCTGTTTTGGCATATTGTCAGAACTGAAATCTTTTCTAACGTCGGCAATATCGCCCAAAATATCTTCCGAAACTGATCGATTTTGTTTGTTGAACTTGATCTGCTCTTTTTGCTGTCTCTTTTCTACTACCTTAGGGCTATTCATATAGGCATTTATAGCGAGAATCGAAACCAAAGCGATTGTTTCTGGGATAAGACCAGTTTTACCATCATTTGATCCATCGCTTCGCCCAGAAGGAGACTTGCCGGCTTCTTTTACAACTTTATTATGTGTCTTTTGATCCAAAGGATAAGGCGGGCCATTACGGACACCCCAGCTCTGACCTTTAATCCCATGATGCATCAAGCTGCCACCATATGTCAGATTGTCCCCGTAATCACTCGCCTTAGATACAAAAGGGCCGCTTTTACTTCCATTTTGATTTTTTCGAACACGCCATCCTCTTTCAGAAGACGACTTCGGAAAAGAAGAATGCTGTAAGCTATCGTCATGGTTTGCAACCAAATTAGCATGCTTCCATACCTCTCTAAATTTTGCATCCTTGACGAATTCCATAATTGAAATTCCGCCGCTAATGTAACCAGTTTCTGGATCAACGACGTGCATATCACTAATCGCACCTTCGGGGTCGGCACCCTTAGAAATAAGGTTAAAAATGTATTTTCCCTCAAATTCTACATAAACATATGGATAATGATGAGGGTACTCTTTCTTAATTTTGTCTATGCATTCTTGAAGAGTTAATGCCATTGACTATCACCTCCTCAATAGTAATGAATCTGACCATTTTTATCTACCCACGGGCGTGTTGTCCCATGTTTAGTTCTATCAGTCTTTTCAACGATACCACCAGGACGTCGCGAAGACTGACTTTCATTAACTGTATGGGAACTTTTAGGAGCTGTATAATCATTAGATCCATATTTCGTAGGACGATTCTTAGACCAATCAAAATCTTTAAGCTGCGGCTTTTTAAAGTTTTTCACTTTATCTGAAATGTCATTGAACGCTTTTTTACCAAACTCAGCAATCTTTTTATCAGCGCCCGTAAATTTAGCTGCGTTATAAAGCATGACAGCTGCAACAGAAGCCGAGCCAACACCGAGTAGAAGATTCTTAATACCGCGAGCTGTTTTAGCAGCCGTATTCTTGGCATCTTGAACATGTCGTTCTCTGTTAGCGGCTTTCTGATGCTTAGACATGTCCTGGGCAGCAAGCTGCTTTTCGTATTCAGCCTTATAGTCAGGATCTTTCATGCGCTCGCTGATTCTATTTTTAATCTGCTTACGTCTATTACCTGCTCCTTCGCCATAATAAGCTTTAGCACGAGCCATATCTTCGGCATCTTTCTTAGCATCTTTCTTAAGACGCTTCATATCTTTTGATCCGTCTGACTTATCATAAACACCTCCAGAACGGTTAAATCCTTTAATCGCTCCAGAGCGTCCAGAATTGCCGCCACGTCCATATCTCTCTTTACCTTCGGCAGTATAAGATCCGTCTTCATTTTGAAAACGTCTGGCTCCCCACTTTTGGCCTTTTATACCATAGTGTTTCAAATAATTTTCTTCATAAGTCATAGTTAATCATCCACCTAGAACGTATTAGCGATCTTCAAATTTAATTGCAAAATCTTCACCATCGTCGATACCAAACACTAGATATTTGCCATAAGCTTTCTTATCTCGCATCATTCGTAAAATCGGACCAATAGGAGTCGACGATTCAACAAGAGAACTTAAAATGCCCTCTCCTCTAGCTCTTGCGTGCCTAAAAGCTGGAGCTGTAAGGAGTAAATTCTGAGCAACCAACGTACTAGCTTTAGTATGACGACGATAGGCGTCCAGATTACGATTAGCTGCTGCCTGAGCATCTTTTTTACTCTTATACTTATCGATTTTCTTCTGATCGGAAGCCTTTTCAGCTTTTGCGAGATTCTTTTCGTGGCGTCTTTCTCTCCATTTAGCGAAAGCATAGTTTCCCATTTCGCTACCGATGGTTTTTCGGATTAGACCTTTATCGCCACGATCCTTTTTATGACCATATCTCTCTTCACCTTCAGGGGTCAAAGTTCCGTCCTCGTTTTGAAAACGTCTGGTTCCCCACTTTTGGCCTTTTATACCGTGATGCTCCAAATAATTAGTTTCATATAGCATTAAGCCCACCTCAAAAACACTAATTTCATTAAATAAAAAAATCGCTTAACCGCGACCAGATGGGAGTTGCCATACTTTGTCAATTTCCCACTCATCTTTACGAAGGACGATTGCATCTTTCATGCTTCGATGTTTCATACTTCTCAAGAATTCTTGAAACATCTTGTTTTTTCCAAGAGAATCATGAACTTTACGCATGGCATTTGGACCATAAATCATCGCAAGCGGAACTGCAACAGTTGAAGCCAAATACAACGCAGTATTCTTCAACAGACGTTTATTCCGCATGCTATCTGCCTTATCTGTTGCCTTATCATATGTCATATTGGGCTTATTTTTCATCTGATCGATAATAACATGACGCTCTTTACGATTGTATTTAGAACACATATCTTTTAGATTGTCTTTTGTTATTCGTTCTTTATCTTTATTGATTTCGGCTTTAGCTATTTCTTTTTTAGCATTCACTTTACGATGCTCATAAGCCGACCTACGAATAATAAAGCTCGTAGCCGCAGAAGTTAGCCAAATTTCAGTATTGTTCATCATTCGACCTGTTTTGCCGCTTTCACCAATACCTCCAGCTAATCCAGATGAAGCTTTTCTATGATCGAAACTATTTTTTCCAGAAGAACCTTGATTGTAACGTTCTTTACCCTCTGGAGTATACGATCCATCTTCATTCTGAAAACGCCGAACCCCCCATTTTTGGCCTTTTATACCGTAATGCTCCAAATATCTTTCCATAGTATCAGAACGCTCCGTTTCGCTTCATTCTATTAATCTTATCGAATTCAGCACTATATCGGCTATGAAGATCGTTATAATAGGCTTGTGTTTCTTTCCTTTGCTGATGCTTATTATACAGAACCGATCCTAGCGCAAGCGCACTCACTGTAGCGATCATAGCGATTGCCTTTTTCTTTTTGGACTGCGAGGTATAATAGTCCATATCAGATATGGCTGTATCTCCGTGCTTTTTCCTAATATACTCTCGTGAGTTCTTTTGCGCTTTTTCTGAAGCAACGTATTCTTTATCCTTCATTTTTTGATCTGCATCATAACGGTGCAAATCGCGATAAAAATTTGGCTGGTTCTGATTTACAGCAGCGTCCCAATCGAGTCTCTCTTTTTTATGCTTTTCTCTTTGATAGTCTTCATCTTCATTGAGCTGTTTTTCATAATCTCGAGATTCTTCAGCTCTACGTTCACGCTCGAACTCCTTACCGCGTTTGTATCTAGCTTTTCTTTCTTCTCTGGTTTCGGCTCTAGACTTCTTTTGTGAATTAGCAGAATCAGATTCACCGACACCATAACGATCTCGTCCTTCTGCGGTCAAAGTTCCGTCCTCGTTCTGAAAACGACGAGTCCCCCATCTCTGACCTTTTATGCCGTGATGCTCAAGGTAGTTTGTTTCGTATAGCATAATATGTGCCCTCCTGTAATAATTAGAATACAACTCGATTTCGAACCATTCGTTCAGCCATCTTTCTTCGTTTCTTTTCAGAGATCGGTTTAAAATCACCAGTCAGTCGACTTCTAGTCATTCCTTCAATAAGCTTTCCAGTACGTTTTTCCATAATCTCGCTTGTCTTACGCTTAGCGAGATTATTGGCTTTAATGAATTGGTGTGTCTGTTTTAAACCTTTAAGGTGCAGTACTTTCTTGGCAGCACTTCTTGTCGTAATAGCGTTAATATCATGTGCACGCCAATAATCGTGATTAGCTCTATCCTGTGCATTCTTAATTGAGCTTTCGCCCATCTTGTATGTATTGTGAACGTCATTTTTAGCAAGCTGAATCAAATTATCAGTAGTCTTGTTGTAACGATGCACGCCATAAATCGCAGCTACACCAATTCCAACTATTGCCGCCGTTTTGAGTAATCGTTTAGCTCTCGTTTTTCTAATCTGCTGCTCTTTTTTACTCAGCTGCTTAGGTTTACTTTCGAGAGTTTTAGCTGAAGCCGATCCAAATCTTCTGATACGATAGTTATGCTCGGCCTGTTGTCTAGTATTGTATCGAATAGATCCAGCGACTCCAGGCTTCCTTGGATCTCCGATTCCATAATGGTCACGGCCTTCAGAAGTTAGAGATCCATCTTCATTTCTAAATCGACGAAAACCCCATTTTTGACCTTTTATGCCATAATGGGCGAGAGCTTCATCGGAAACAAAAATACCGGAGTAATATTCGCCCATACAAAGGCCTCCTCAAAAATAATTAGTACTTCCACCTAGATTCGAACTAGGGGCCTACGGTTTATAAGACCGGTGCTCTAACCACTGAGCTATGGAAGCAAATTAAAAGCCGTCTTTTTAGAAACGGCTTAAAGATCTTTAAGATGCACTTTTACGCTTATCTTGTTTTCTTGAATCATTAATGAATTCATGTAGAGGGTATAATTCTACAAATCTAAAGAACTTCCCTTGAGCCTGAGTAAAGATATCATCGATCTGCTTCTGATGTTGTTTATCGGACATAATAACATCAACTTTTACCTTTTCGAGACTTTTTAACTTTTTATTCCAGTCTTTAATACTTTCTTTAAAAGTTTTTGCCTCATGCTGATCATCAGAAATTATTCTTTTCTTAATGTTTTCTGGAGTCTTATATTCTCTTAAATAATCATCATAGTCATCATCCGAGATGTTAATCCGTTTCTTTATTCCTTCTCTTGTCGCAGGCATGTCTTTAGATTTTTGTACTTCAGATCTCCAATATTCAAGACTTTTCTTATCTTTTTCTATTTGACTTTTAGCGTATTTTTTTGCATATTCTATATCTTTTGATCGACGAGAATAACGCTCTTTTCCTTCCGGAGTATACGATCCGTCTTCGTTCTGAAAACGCCTTATACCCCACTTTTGGCCTTTTATACCAAAGTGAGCGAGGCTCTTTCCATATGTCCAAATCATTCCATAATATTTTGCCATAGTTTAACCTCACTCAAACATATCGGTATTCAATTTATAGGCCACGTAAGCGTCGATCATAGCTGCGACAGAGTCAATCTTCTGGTCATAGCGTTTCTTCAAGAGTTTGCGGTTGCCATTTGTATCTTCAAGCGTTATGGCGTTTCCCATAGCAAACGTCATCATGTCCTGATCAAATATAAGCGCTCTTTCTCCGCTAAGCTTCTTAAGTTCTCCAAGAGGAACGCTTTCTGTCTTAGCACCCTGAATGACTTTCTCAACTCCGAATTCGCCATTCTCTCTAACCCATCGTTCTACAAACTGTCTACTATTGTAAGGGTCAAAGCCAAACGTTCTTACATCGTATCCAGACTCTTGAATGTGTCTATCAAGATCGTCATAAACGTCCATCATCTCAAGAACTGTACCTTCCATGATGATAAGACTTCCTTCGTTAATAAAGCTATCGTATTTAATACGCATAGCGGCAGGAAGTTTACTAAGGGTTAAAGAGGTGATGTAACATCTGGTCTTGATGCCAAACTGTCCACGGCCAAGAGGGAACATGAAAGTAAACGCGCAAAAGTCGTCACCCTGAGAAAGGTCGGCTCCCATAGAGCAAGCCATTTGCCAGAAGTCACGTCTTCTATGAGGAAGAGTTTCTTCGTATGTAAAGAAGTACGTATAGCCTTCCATAGGAATATTGAAACGCTTAGCCAAAATATCGTTACGAACAGCGGGATTCTTTTCAGCTCTTTCTACATCAAGAAGATAGGTTTCAAAGCTAATTGTCTTTCCAAGATTAGGATTAGCCTTAAGCCAGACCATAGGATTAGTCTTTCCTTCTTCGACTTCTTTAATGTCGTCGAGCTTGTAATACCAGATGGACACATGCGGGTTGTAATAGTCGCCTCGAAGTATGTCCATTAGTTCCATTTTGATTGTGTCGCCAGGTCCGTTTCTAACGGTACCTTCAGAAGAAGTTGCAACGATCAAATAGTCGTCATTCTTAGAAGCACCCTGTTCAAGAGTACCAATAACGTCTTCTCTGATTGCTCCAGACAACCATTCATCGACAGTATTAATCTTACTTCTAAGACCCTGAAGCTTGTCCATTGACATAGGTCTAACTTCAAGAATCGAATTAGTAAGAAAGTTCTCAATGCCCTTCTTAGTTGAGGCCATCTTTTGTCTATTGGCTTTGCTACCAGTTGTGTTCTGAAGACTTCCTTCAGTCATAAACTTAAGAAGTGGGCCACGAGATCTTGCAAGAGCTGTACGAAGAGGAGTCATTACTTCTTCGGCCTGTTTCATTGTAGGAGCTGTTGTAATCTGTTGAGTGGTCGATGTATCTACTGTTAAATAGTATGCCTGAATTGATTCATCATACATTGACTTAGCAGCACCACGAGGAATAATCAGATACTGTTTATTAACCAGTCTCTTCTTAATTTTTCGAGTCTCGTAATGAATACCGTGACCATCTGCGTTTTGAACAGCTACACTTCGATCTACGAAGTAATACCATCCAAATATCTCTTCTGACCAAAGCTTAAAAGTATCCAATAAAAAAAGATCTGACCCATCAGTTAGAGTCAGCTCGTTTTCACAGAATTTTACAAATCCTTCAACTGCATCTATGTCATAGTAGAATTGCGGGTTTCGAATAAGTCCGTCTATTCGGTTCATTTCCATTTCGATCTCTTTGCAGACAGGAATTTCTCCTCTCAGCACTTGATCTCGAAACATCCCATAGTATTTAGGCGTAGCGGTGTTTGAGAGCAATCGAACACATCCTCCTTTATTTAAGACACTTATCAACTAATTCTTGAAGAGTCTCGCCAGGAACATGCTCTGAATCGTCAAACTCACCGAAAACAATTTTAGGAAAAGAAGAAATATCTCCATATTCTCCAGAAGAATGAGCTTTACGTATTTCGCTTTTAATCTCTTTAAGAGAATTGTAAGATTTGATTCCAGCACGCTCGGACCAAGCGTTTTCAATCCAATTCACCTTACCATTATCGCGATAATACACAAAAGAATGAGTCATTCCGCCTTGGTTTTTATCGTATTCCATAACGAAACAGGCTTTTGGATCATAACCCATTTTTCTAAGTTGACTCATTTCAAACATCACCTGATCGTGGCAAGAACCTCGTTTCTGCTTTTGAACCTCTTCTGGTGACATTAATGTATCGAACTCTTTGTATTTTATCTTCTTCATGTAATTAGAAAGAGCTTCAGGAGATTTAAAAACTTTTTTCGAGTCTCGTCCATATCTTTCTTTACCCTCTGGAGTATATGAACCGTTTTCGTTCTGAAAACGTCTAACTCCCCACTTTTGACCCTTTATTCCGTAATGCGCTAAATAGTTTCCCTCGAATAGCACTATTCATCACCACGCTGTTCTTTAATTGGACGAACAACTACACCAATAGACTCTTCGATTATTTCCATGTCATAAGGTTCATGGTCAGACATCAGAGAAACTTTAATTCTATGACCTCGATACAAATTTCCCTGAGGACAACCACTAGGGATTCCTTCTTCATTTGTAGCCAAAAAAGGAAGAGAAAGTTCTGCCATTTGTCATTCCTCCGTCATAAAGTCGAAAGTCTCGACAGATTCCGCTTGAGCAATAAGGCGCCAGAGCAATTCGTCAGACTGAGTCTTAAGAGCGTCCATAACTATAGAACTGGATGGCGGATCGAAGATTATCCGTACTTTCATATAAATGAACTGTTTAGCTGCTTCAAGCATCGTTTCATTTGTCAGAAAGTCGCCCCAGGATTCGGACATTCCTGTGATCTTGAAGCCCTCTTTGGGACCGACATCCGCTTGAGTCAATGTCATCAAAGTTGAGTTAATAAGTACGATGATGTCTGTATCAAATGGCGTGTAATCCGCTTCCAGACCAAGCATCTTCTTTATTGTCATAAGAATGCTTTCTTCCAAAACTGCTCCTCCTTTCTGTTGGCAAATAAATGTTCATTACTTTCCGCTATTAGTAACTGTAAAATTGCCATAAATGGTTACCGTTTTATTAAAAGTATCGTATTCAATGTCTCCCGTAAATTCATAATTATCAGACGAGTTAGGATACAATGATGCACAAGCTTGTCCTTTATATAAAAGAACAGTCACAACATCACCTGGTTGATAAAATCTTTTAGAAGTATTAATCTTAGACAAATCAGTATGATCATCAGTATAATCTTCTAAAAACGGAAGACTCATTTCAACTGCACTCCCGCCCGAAGCGACAGTCATAGTTGCATATGTAATATCTGAAGAACTCCAACCACCATCAACGTTTCCTTCAAATACTTCTTTTTTATGAAAACCATCTTTATCAATCTTTGTAATAATGGTCTTAACTATCTCGTTTTCATTAAACCCATACTTACTCATTACTATTTTCTCCTCTCTTTAGGCGTTTGTCGTATTGTCGAATATCTCGATACCTGTGGAACCTTCTGTAATCTTATACGCTCCACCGGCTTGAGCATCTCTTGTCAAAGAAGCGATCTGTTCATCCATTTCGTTAAGCTGACTAGCAAGAAGAATATCTCCTCGCTTGAATTCATGGACCGTATATGATTCCATAAGTCAGTTCCTCCATATTAGTCTTCTGTTAGTTCTATCTTAACTCGTTTTAGAACTTTATGTGATGTTGAATCAACAGCGTATATCTGATAAAAGTGCTCGGGAGCTATTGCACCAACTTTGCCGTCAGTCGATATTTGTGTATAACATGCTGCTTGTATCGTAGGAAGTACAGTAAAAGAACGATACATGATAGCGATCTCTGGCTCATCTTGTGTATTATCTCCAATATCCAGCTCGTAGTCACTATCAGTATTACTACTAGTTCCGATAACTTCGACGTTATCCGGTACATTTATTACAAATATTACGGTTTCTTTTGCTCCAGCAACAGAATTGTCATAAATGTACCCATCAGCATTGAATTCCGCCGTACTGCCAGCTTCATACTTACCGTCATAAACAGTCTCTTTATGAAAGCCATCTTTGTCGATCATAGTTACGATTGTCTTCTTAACTTCGTTTTCATTAAAGCCATACTTACTCATATAAGCATCCTCCTATTACTTCCAGGGACATGTATCACCCGGTTTTCTTTCTATTGGTTCTCTAGTCAGGAGACCTTTATCTCCGTAATGAATAGCATTATGGGTATCATGTGAAACACAAATTAGATACTCAGGATTAATAACGTCCTCAGAAAAGTCTATTAAGTCTTCAACACTTATTGGATTCATATGGTGTACTATAATAATGTCTGGAATATCGTATCCTTTAACAGCAAGATCGCATCCATTGTCCCTAAGAATAATGTCTCGTCTAATTCTCCGCCACTCACCTGATGTGTATAGCAGTTGATTTAAATATCGGTCATACCCAAAAGTTGCTTCTCCAACAATTCCCTTTAGTTTTAAGTACTCGAATCTTTCATCGAAAGTTTTTAGTCTAATGAGTTCTCTATAGCACCTGAGATTATTCAAACTCATCGCCTCGATTCAAAGAACCCGAATAAATCCGCATTGCATCTATTGCATTCTGGTAAAGCTCCTCTGTTCTAGCAGAAGCCTCAATAGCATTTGCCTTAGCCTCAAGAAGTAAATTCTCTCTTCTAAGTTTTTCTTTCTCCAGCTGCAACTTTGTTGTACCCAACTTTAAGAAATGAAGAACAACTTGGTTCGATGGATTATCTTTCAGTAACTCTCGTTCAGCAGCATCGACAGCAAGACTAATGAGCTGATTCTCTCGAGCTTCAGTATCTGTAGCAGGTGCGAATTTGCGCTGAACTGTTCCGCTTGAATTTTTCTTACTGACAGCCATGCGCCTTTCACCTCACTTTAGATCTGGTTCCGTATGCTTTTGCTGTCGGTTCCATAACTCGATAAATATCGTTTTTGTATAGTTTGAATGTACTTTTGAAAGGAGTGCCGGACTCTGAAAGGAGTACAGATGGGACCAGTATCTGGACAGGAAATAAATCCGACACTCGTTTCAAAAGTACATGTCGCTTCACTCACCAAAAAAATTCAGCAAGTGCTCCTTCATACGAAGGGAAAAAGCCAAATATAACCCCCGGGGAAAAATATAAGACCGGCGCGATTCAAGGGGGAGGGCATTTTTGGCGACACCCTCCCCCCTATTTGAATTTTTTATTTTATTCAGCCATGTCATGTTTTATTTAGTCATAATTGAATTCAGTTTCTTAAAGTTTCTTAGACTTTGACCATTGAAGCTCAATCATTAGTAAGACTTTTAAACATGTCACAGCTTTGAAGAGCCATGAGTTCAGTGTTTAGTTGGATTAGTTAGGCAACAACTTTAATGTAAGAGACACCTTCATGAGTCCATGAGATTAGATTGAGAAGAACAGCTTCATCTATTGCTCTCTCAATGTCTTCCAAATATGTATTGTCACCATACTCATTGGTTGTTCTCACAATTCGTGCAAGGTATTCAGAAGTATTGTAGCCTTTCTGATGATCATAGGCATACCAACTATCATAGTCTGTAAGAGGACTATACGGATTGTCTGATGTGCTCAAGGCGACTTCGGAGTAAGCAATTGTGTCCATACCAAAACCTCCTTGTTTGCGATCAAAAAGCCTTGAGTCTCTATACCTTACACTTACAGCATAGCTTTGAGCAGTGTAGATATGGAGACATTCAAGGCTTCAGCAACCTCTTCTCTAGTTCGACCCTGATTCATCATGTTCTTGGCTCTTGCAATCTTAGCTTCAGACATGACAGGAGTGTTTCTAGGCATGGAAAGTTGCTTAATATGGTCCATGTCACTGTTATTAAGAATTTTTGTCAGTGTATTATATGACACAGCATGTGCTTGGATGGCTTCCCATTCTCGATCTGTAATCTCTACAGGATCTTTTTTTGCGCCAACAGAAGCTCTGGCTTCTTTGATAAGTCTACCTCTAAGCTTCTTTATTTCATCGCTTGTCATATCGTCGTTCTCTTGCATATATGCACGAAGTTTCTGGGCCATAAGAAGCTGTGCTTTTCTTTCAAGAGGACGATTAAGCTCTGCCAAATATAGCTTTTTGTTAAGAGAGTCGACTTCAGCAGCATATGCTTTCTTTGCAGAAGGATTGTACTTGTCAGGCTCTGTAAATAAGGCAGCTTTTCTAGCTTCATTTGCTAAATTCTTAAGACGATTTGCAAAATTTGCATAAATTGTTTCCTGAAGAGTGCCAGATGATAGTTCGAAAGCATCTTTGGCTTCAGCCATCTTCGTGGAGGATATGCGAATTGGTACCTCTTTGCCTGTCTTCCTATCGATTCTGGTTCGTCCAGTTTCTACATAAATATTCTCACCGTTGTAGAAACGTTCTCTTTGCTCCTTAGTCATGAGCTTAGGATTAGTTAAGAGCTTTCGATCCAAAGGATGTGCTTGACCCTTAGATCTGGAAATAAGAGTAGATGCACCAGCATCAGCTCTACCTTGGTATTTAGTCTTAAGTTCAGCAATACCATTGTCCTCAAATGACTTTCTCCAGTCAAGGTGATGCTTTTCAGCATCGATGACTACCATTGAGTGTTTAACAGCACGAGCTATCTCTTCAAGATCGGCACCTTTAATAGTCATGTCTGTAATAAGGTTAGAAACCTTACCCATTTCTTGCTGCTTATGAAAGCCATGCTTAGCATCAACCTTAGGTGCATCATGTGGAAGCTGATACATGTCAGGATCGAAGTTTCTAAGAGACTCCATAAGAGGTGTACTACGAATTCTTCGATCATTGTTAGGAATAACCAAAACTGTATCGCCATCGAAATCAGCACCAGACAGTTTTTGTGCAGCTGCTGGATGAATACCTATAGCATCCATGGCATCTCTTCCATCGGGAGTCTTTAATATCTCTTTAGCTTTAGGATCTCGATTGTTAACCTTCAATTCCGGGATCTCAAAAGTACCAGAATGAGGATATCTAATGAGAACTACAGTTTCTCCATCATGGAAATTTGGAGCATACACTTCGTCTTCCTTTAGCCAAGGCATCGGTAATATAACTTGGCTCCTTTGTCTTGGCATTGAAGCACCTTTAAGATGAACAGCTGCTGAATCACAGTCATCGGCGAATGAAGAATATAATTTCTTACGAACAGCCGGATTGGTCATTTTACCAATTTCATCGAATTCTTCTTTGCGCATATCATATGCTTCTTTAAGCTGACTACGAATAAGTGAAGGATTCTGCTTTGCTAAGAACTGACTAGAAAGAGTTCTAGACCATTCGTTCCAGTTACCTTCCTCATTGACAATATTAAGTGCTGAAAGATGTTTTTCACCATCGGCACCAATATAATGTCTCTGTGCTTTTATGAGATCTACATCGTCTTTGATGGTTGCTCCGAATGGGTTGTCAGGATCGGCTGTTTCTTTGATTGGTTTCAACACTGATGTGTCTGTGTCTTTACCAAATATCTCTGTTCCCTTAGGTTTCTTGGTGTTAAATATAATGTCGACTCCAGGAGGAAAATCCTTATCGTCTCCATATAAGGCCATGCCTTTAAGGTAATGTGTTCCATCACCTTCGGTTCCAGGCTGTTTTGCGGCAATTCTCACCTGAGCATATAATGCATTATGCAAATCAAGATCTTCCACACCACGACGAAGTTCAATTGTGCCATCCCGTTCTTTTCCGCCTTCTTCACCATAGCGAATATAAATGCGGCTTCCATCTACTGGAACAGGTCTCTCGACTTTATTAAGTGTAAAACCATGATCTTCTGAATAATAATTAGGAATAGCAATATCACCACGATGTTGGTTGATTTCCGATCTCGGAACATCAGCCTTTGTAAGCACCTTAATCGTGGTTTTATAAGGAGTTCCAGCTTGCTGTGTTTTAAATGTGGTTATTTTATATCCTTCTTCTTCAAGAAGAACACATGCATTCTTCAATTTTGTCTCACTGACATTAAGCCGAAGTTCGGAACCACCACCAACATCGACATACTTCTTTTCCTCAACTGTTGCCTTAAGAACTTTCATCAAATTTTCTGTCTGCTGAGCACGAATATCACTCTTCTCTTTAAGAAGGGCTCGAACTGAGCTTTCGTTAGGCAAATTCATTCTTTTGGCTATTGCAGTATTAGAATATCCCTTTTCTTTGAGCTTCATTGCCTGAGAAGCTCTTTCTCTCCTAAGAGTATCGTTAGCATAGGAGACCTTAGCACGAAGAACCGATGTGGTCATGTTCATACTTCGAGCAATTTCGGTTGGACTCAAACCCTTATCCTTCAATTTATAGTAATTTGCCAGAAAATCGGCATGTCTCTGATAAGGATTGTCGCCAGAACCCCATGGATAACGTCCAGAATGCCGAGGCGTTCCATAGTGTTCGAGATATGCACTATCGGACAAATATAATTCGTCCATGTACACATCATTCCGATCTTGGTAATCCATTGCTTCATACCTCCATTACATTTTTGTTAACACAGAATCGCCATGAATGATTGTATCCATAACAGCCTTTATCTCTTCAGAAGAAGGCTGGGCGATTAGAATCTCTTGATTCTGGTAGATGCGAAGTTCCACCTTCATAGTTTGCGGACGATAATCTCTCTTATACTCAAGAAAAAATAAACCGGCGTAGCACATCACTTGATCCATGCTTGCCGGAGTCTGTCCGGTCTTCAAGTCATGAATCCGAAGCCAATTCCGCCGAACACCGATCGCATCTGCTGTGCCAAAACAGAGGTCTGAATATTTCAGCCGCACTTCACTCTCCATCTTGTAACCAATTGCATCGTTAACATATGGCACAAGATTATAAAAAATACGATCCAAGTCTATTACCTTGAATGGGATGCCGTTTTTGAGCAAAAATATAAGAAGCGAGTTCTTAGCTTCTTCATTCTCGGCATCTAACGGTATTTTGTATTGGATCCTATCAGCAGCGAATTCATGAACTAATGTTCCGATGTCCGTTGCAAACGATGAAATATAATTCTTGATTAATGCATCATCGTCATAGTTCATCCAATAGTGCTTACTTGGGCTAAGTAAGGCGTGTCTCCCTTCAAGCTCTAAATGCTTGTTGAAGATCATGTAAAACTTCCTCCTCGTTTTCTGGGTATACAAAACGACCAAATGATGATTCGTTTGCTAAACGAATATAAAACGCCTGATTTGGTCTTCTTCTAGCATCACTTTCTTTTTTGCATTCGAGGAGAGCCCATTTGTCTTTCCATAGAATAGTCAGATCTGGAATGCCCTGAATATAATTCGGATCGTTTTTCATGACTATGCATCCAGGAAACATTTCTTTGATCTTTTTGATAAGTTTGTATTGAAAGTCATTCTCGTTTTTAGACATTGGTGGTCCCTCCAAAAATGAGAAAAATGAACAAACCATGTTCTAATCTACGAGATTAGAACAAAAATAGGAGATTTGAACGCCTAAAAAAGGCATTCTCCTCTCCTTCCATTACAGTCCATGTTTTTTGCGCGAGGCTAAAAATATAAATTTCGCTACGAGGCAGCAAAAGCCGACTCATTGAAATTCTTTTTATTCCTAAGAGCTCTTGCAATGGCAATATCAATTTTACTCATGCTAACCAAATGGTAATACCACAGATCTATGTATGGTGTGTTCAATCTATCAATTCTTCCAGCAGCTTGAATCATAGCCTTATAGCTATAGCTCTCGGAGTAAAATATAATAGTGTCAGTAGTTGTACAATTCCATCCTTCAGCACCTGCCGAATACTGAACAAGATATGCCCAATGATCACCAGTAGGAATTGGATCATGCTTATGTCCATTCCATTCGGCTAAAACAGTTGGAAGTTTTCTAAGAATCTCAAGCTCATAATCATAGTTGTAAAATATAATTACCTTAGGATGCTTTTCGAGTATGGCTTTTACCTCTTCGAATCTTTCAGGTGAAGAGCCAACAATCTTTCTTAGAACTTGGCATAATTCACTAGCCTGCTGTATTGGTGCATCTGTATAGGGATTCCACCTATCTCTCATAGTGTTGTCATATGTGAATTTATCAAACCGAACAACAACCCGTTCATGATGTTGAACAGTTTCTCTTTGAAATTCCATAGTGACTAAAATATCATTCCTCAGTTTGTTGAGTCGTTTCTCTTCAACATAGCGACTAACCTGTGGATACTTGGCAAAACGATTATAAATGACGTGTCTTCTACAAAATTCGGTTTTATTCTTATAGAAACCGTTTGCTATAAAGACAGGCACATAATCCATCCAGGTATCACCTGGTGTAGCACTAAGAAGAATCCACCGATTAGCTTTTGTGATTTTTAAGAAACTCTTAACCCATGTACCATAACCGACAACTCTTTGCTCATCAAATATAAAGAACGAATTTTTGACATCTATGTATTTCTGAATGTTGTTCCAGCTATCTATGACTACTTGAATTCCATAGATACTGCAATCAGAATATCTACTAAGTCCGAATCTAGCACATTCATGATCCCATTCTAATGTATCTCTTTTCCTAGCTGTTGTTATGATGTATAGATTCGGAGGTGTTTTGACATTCTCGACTTCACTTAGAATATAATAGGCAATCCCAGTAATACTTTTGCCGCTCCCGACTCCACCACAAAGGATGGAGCCAGGATGCAGCTTTTTAAGTGCTTCTTTCTGATGCTCAAAAAGTTCTATTTCCATAAGTCATCACTTAATTTTCAGAAAGATTAGCAATCTTAGAAATGATTGCTTTTCTAGGATATAAATTAGTGCTAACCTCAATCTCTGGAACACAAAGAGGATCATCGGTTAAAGACGGAATTCTAATCCAAATATCAATGTTTTTAACGCCTTCGACTTTTGGTATCAAATCTTCCGCTCTGTCTATAAGATCCTGACCAGCAATTTTACAAACTGCAACAGCCATGTCTCTATAGTTCATTAAAATATCATCCTTTCATTAAAACGGAGCCTGATCGTTTACATCCATTCCGTCGAACATGTCAGCCATGTCATCGTCACTGCTAACTTCAACAACCAACTTCTTCAAATATGCAACGACACCGGTATAGGTAGGACTTTCCATCCAGCGACCGGTAACAGTAATATTGCACTTAAGAATTTCATCAGTGTCAAGCTGCTTAACCGTTTCTTCATCAAGGCGAATCTTTTCACCATCAACAATCTTAATGATCATCGGGTTCATGCCACTCCGACTATCTTCAAGCGGGAACCAATTAGCATGAATACGAAGGAAGCAACTAGGAATATCATCCGGATCTTCAGGGTTGGGCTTTCCAACTTTAATGTTCCATCCGATTTCCTGAAGCTTGGAAATATCAACCTTCTCAGGATCAAGAAAAATTGAGAAATTGCGAGCACCAGGACGATCAAACTTACCAGGGTTGTTACCACTAAAGTTACGAGTCTTCATAACAATGTGTGCATCCTTAATTACAAGGGGTTCGATGAACTTACGAGCGGTGTTGTTAGAATTGTTAGCAAAATTAGCCATAATTAATAGCTCCTTTCAAATATCAAACATTAATTGTGAAGTGTTCTGTCAGGTCATAACCTTTTCTACATTCAGGGGGAATTTTCTCAATATCAAAGTGAGGACAATCATAGCAATTAGCATACTTGCCATCACCACAAGGTGGCAGCCATGAAGGAACACCGGGTTCTCCATACTTCTTAGCGGCTTTCTCTGCTTCTTCGTCTATTGAAATATAATTGGGGACTTCAGATGATTCTGTTACGAATGCATCAAAGTCCCCATATGTCTCAATAGCCTCTTTTGCAACCCGAGCAAGATTCTCAAAGTAGCCCATGTCGATTATGTTCATTCTGTCAGCACCAGAAATACTTTCACTTTCACGCCATCTGAATCCTTTACTACCAGTTGCAGCATTGAATTTACCATCTTTTTCTCTTACAAGGATGCCACCACCTGTTCCTTTAAGTACAGGACAGAAGCATCCAGCTTTACCAACGAAAATATAATTGTGTCCTTTTGCAATAAGCTCTTTGAGAACTTCTTGATCTTTAACAAGATCGTCAAGTTCACCATAAATAACCCCGCCATGCGAATCTTGAGCATCAGGATTCTGTTTTCTCCACTCAGGCCATTCTTCCCATGAACCAAAATATCCTTCGGTTTTAAGAAGTGTCTTTGCTCTCTTTACAAGTTTGTCTAGATTCTTCTCATACTCTGTTACATCACTAAGATTTTCGTTCATGTCCAAATATAAAGCGCTTGTAACGGTCTTGGTTTCACACAGATCTCTGAAAGTGACTTCCTCACCGCTAAAGAGATGCTTAAAGACATAAGGATGTTGGAACTGAGCACCAGTGGCTGTCCACCTTGTAGGTTCTTGATAAACTGAATTAGTTTCTTCGGCTTTCTTTTTGGCCTTTTCGCATTCATCTTTCCAACTCGGATCTTCCCTATCTCTAAGAGCAACATAAACAGCATCATTCACGAGACACATCTTTTCGTAGATGTCCTCAACTTCAAATGTGTAACCCCACTGTTTACCGAAGTCCAGAATATAATTCGTGATCTCAGGAGTTGGATCTTCAACCTTGATAGAGTCTGTCTTAATGTGAACAACTTTGCCTCCAAGCTTAATTACATTAACCCTAAGTGTCTCAATAAAGAGAGCGCCTCTCTTAGCAACCCAATTATCCACATTGCGAGGATCTCTAAATTTGTTATCGAATCCAGCAGCAGTTAAACCATAAACACTATTGATAGCAATCTTAAGTGCCTGGCTAAGAGCCTTTGCTTGATTCTTATCGGTTAAGTATTTGGCAAGTTTACCATCCAGCATTGTTTTGGCTTTCTCGAAGTCCTTATGCTTAATAGCAATACGAATATCAAGTAGCTGTTTGAAGCGTTCTGTATACTTGCCAAAGCCATTTTCGGCAATAATAGAAGAAGGATGCATACTGGCAACGTCATAAGTTGTTACATGATGATGAATTCCAGGAACGGCATATACTCTTCCACCTTCGCCAATCTCAACTCCATTAAGATAGCTCTTTCCATTCTCAAATATATAACCTGGGAATTTTTTCTTAAGATCAGGATAGACAAACTGTCTTTGAGGAGCGGGATCATCGCCAAATATAATTTTGGTTGTAAGGCTATTGGTTGTGTCATTGACTGTCATGCCAGCAATGTCTGCCAGAATCTCTCTTGCTTTAAAGTCACCAGCCAAATGATTGAATACAGCTTCAGTTGCAATAACGTCATTGTCGCAATATGCAGCAACTTCTGGCCATCTTTCTTCTGGAACTGGCTGATCCCAAGGAAGTCCAAGTTCCTGATGGTGAATGCCTAGTTCAATTTCCCACTTCTTAAGACTTTGCTTCTTAGCTGCAAAGTCATAGACATCGGTATAGGAAATATCATAGGCCTGACCCATCATGGCATTCTTACTTCCAGCGATGATTTTCTGACTAAGCTTATAGAGAGACGGAATATCATAGCCAATGGCTCTTGCATAAAGTACATGGTTGTCATACCTTCTACAGTTAAAGCCTATAAGCTTCTTCTTAAACAAAGCTCTAACTTCCTGCATTGTGGGATTTATCATTCTCACAACGCCTTTACCTTCGCCAGCCTCTTTCCAGTTCACAAGAAGCAGGTTAGGAAAGACTTCAATATCAAAGAATACAGGAAGTTCTTCGCTAGAAGGTTCATTTGGAATATAAATGATGTCAGGATGCACTTCTTTTGCATTTAAAAGGCCCTCTGAGCGATTTTTCTCAGGGGGCGTAGATTTAGTCGTCTCTACCTCTTCAGGCGGCTTAGAGGCCATTATAGAGCCTTCCATGAGGGTTTCAAAGACTTTTCCTTTATAATGCAATTCTTCGGCAATTTTCATACAGGTTTCTTTCTGATGAGTGCTCTTACAAGCGAAACCTTTAATGGCAGGACGCATGTCAGTAATATCATACTTGAGACCGCTGTTATATGCGTCTTCAAGAGTCTTCTTAATAAGATTCATAGCCGTTGTTGTGTAAGGCTGCTGAATATCTTTTCGAAGACATTTACTGACAATGTTTCTCAAATGCTGTTCGTCCTTAACAGCTTCGAAGTCAAGCAAATTGTCAACCACCTCTTTCTTAGGAAGACCAGAACTAATAGTTGCAACTGGGATGTTATTACACAGACTGAGCCTTCTTCTAAGACTACTTTTACCTTTTGAGATTTTAATCTCAATGCCATCTGCATAAAGAGCCTTGAGTTCTTCAGGATCACCAGCATAAATATAATGCAAGTGCACGCCTTTTCCACCTTGGCTGTATTCAGCATAGGTTTTTGGCCACTTATCGGCAGCTTCGAGATTAAGTAAAGCGTCTTTTTCACCTTTTTCATTCTTAAGATCAAAGTCAATAACAATATGATCTTTAGGAAGACGAACAAAGTGAAGTTTAGAAGTATCAATATTCTTAAGAGTTGTCTGACATTCATCCCAAGAGATTCTTGGCTTACTTCCGCCCTCAGGTTTTTCTTCTCCATACTGTGCTTGACAGTCTTTCAACATCTCATCGAGAAGTGAAACCTTTTGATCGAGGACTAGACCAAGAGTTTTACCCTTTACAGGAATATCTTTTCGTCCACCTCTACTTCCGAGAAACCGATCGACCTTAAAACCGCTAAACCAACTTCTATGATCTTCATTGTTCACTGACACGCGATCATCAAAGTGCTCAAAATAGTTTTTCAATTCTTCTCTAAATTTGTATCTAGGAAGACGAATATCAAGGCCAGTTTCGTTGCAATAATTTTGCCATTCGATGTAAGCTTCAGACAAACAAATTCCGTCAGCATGTTCAATCTTAAAAAAGTCATAACGATCTTTCATGAAGTTAAAGAACGCATCTGTCTGGAACATCATACTTAATGGCCGATAGCCGTTGTAATAGTTTTTTCCAAGCTTTTGATAAACATCAAGGCAGTGTTTTGCAATTCCACCAAGTTCAAATTGGACTTTACCCATTAAGCTATCATACTTAGCTTTAGGAAGTGTGTTGCCAGTAGGATGAACATCAATAAGTCTTCGAATGATTCCACTTTTGGCATCAGTAATCTTTACAGGTTTATTTGAGGCCATGAATAGAAAACATCTAGGTGTGAAATTATAACTCTGCTTCCTTTTTTCATTCATCACTATAGTTTCATGGCTAACCAGACTATTAATTTTTGTGTTGTCCTCGATTCGACTTAAATCGCCATCACTCTGCAAGGCGATCAAAGGGTTCGTACGAAATTGCTCGAATGCGAATGCATTGCTATTGCTGCTAAGACTCTTTGCATCGAACACCTCATAATATCCAGGAAACAACTTTTTAATAATTTCAATAATCGTTCCTTTACCGGCACCAGGATCACCATAGAGAACTATAAATTTTTGAATATCTTTACTATCTCCAGAGACAATGGATCCAATGGCCCATTCTATCTTTTCTCTTTCTTCTGGAGAATATAAAGTACCAACAAGTTCATCCCAACTTTCGTATCCGCTATCACCGAGAGCATAAGGAAGTCTCTTAGAAATATAATCTTTAGGAGTGACCTGAGTGTCGCTAAAACAGATCTTATTATCGAGCTGATGCCAATTGTCAGGAAGACTGGCAGCATAATTCTTATAAGTACTCCAACTTCCACTTCCGAAACTCTCCATGTCTTTACGAATATAAAACTTTTGACCGGGATTAGCTGTTAGTTTCTGATAAAGAGCTTCAATCTCTTCATCAACAAACTTTTGAACAACTCCTTCATTCGTTTCCCACATGTTTGTTCTTTTATTAAGAATGGCATAGAATTTTCCACCTCGAATCATAAGATCGTTGATCTTAGTTTTAACAAGGAATTCAGGAATAACTGACTCAACTCCATTCTTAACATATGCTGTTGTTACTCTAAAAAAGTCACACTGCATTCATGTCTCAATCCTCCTTTCTTTTGTACTAATTTTTTGTAAAAAATATCGTTGCCCGTCATTTTTGAAAAAAGTCCATATTAATTCTATAAATAATTTTTTTCTGGAGATTAACTTAATAAAAATTTCAAAAACGACGGGATTTTCCCGCAAACCGTTGGGGGCCAAGGGTTTGACTGCCCGTCACTTTTGAAGCTGCCCGTCACTTTTTTGACGGGATTTGCCATTTTTTGCCATTTTTTGACGATTTTTCACACAACAAAAATATGATGCTGAAAAATTTTCAAAAACGACGGGCAAAAACGACGGGATTTTTTGTTTTAATCCCATTGGCCATAAACGCTTTTTCCAGTAGATTTTTCGATAACTTTACTTATTTCCATCTTCACATCAAACCATCTGTCTACGGTTTTTGGATGAAGTTCATACAGGTGATTTTGAATAAATTCATCAATAGTCTTAACAGCATTTACTGTTCGTTTTGCTTCTGAATTTTCCATAATTGTTATTCCTTTCATTTTCGAAAAATATAAATCCACGTCCGTACTCTTCCAGAACTCTTCCAGAACTCTTCCAGAACTCTTCCAGAACCATTCAAGTACTCTTCCAGAACTCTTCCAGAACTCTATTAAAACCCACACATATCATCCATAGCCCTAGAGCAAATCGTAGCAAATTTGTTGTATTCATCTCTCCGTCCAGCTTCATAGCCACGTCTGTAAGCTTCTTCATACCTTTTTCTATCTGCTGTGATTGCCTGGACGAGTTTCTCTTCATCAATATCAATGCTTCGTTTGCCAAGAACAGTAAACATGGCGTCTTTAAGATCGCTGTCAGCCTTCTGTTTGATCTCATTATAAATTGTTTCAATACTGTTTACGGGCGAGTCATACATGGTCCATCATCCTTTCGAAAAATATAATTACATGTCTAGATCCAGATCGCTATTCTCCCCAAGCCAAGAATGCATTTGATACCAGATCTCAACTTCTCTTTGATCCTGCATAGGATGTCTCAATGGAAAGAGTCCACCTTTTCCATTATAGTCATACTGCCTATCAAGAACCCTATGAACAGCATCTTCGACATAAAAATCGCCATTAATAGTATACCAATTTGCATCAGTGCACTTATCTAGTCCCAAATTCCTTATCAAAACCCAAAAATAATAAGCCGTGCGATGGTCACTTGAGTTTCCATACATAAGAAAACTCATATGCTTTGCAATACCGATTAAAAACTCCAACATTGTGCAACTGCCTCTGTTGGTAGAGGATCCAAAAGCTCCGTGTCTTTCCATAAAATCAACACGAAGATGCATCCCATCCATACCGCGATTGCGATCTGAAGGGAGCTTGGCCCGAAACTCCATCGAGTGCAGAGCCCGGGCCAGCTCAATATAATTGCGGTTGTTAATCGTTACGCACAGCCATTCAAAATATGGATCGCTGCTGCGCATTCATTGTTACTCTCCTTCCTCAAGACCGGTTGCCTCCTTATAGCTCATATGATGACGGACAATTTCGTAGTCACTGCCGTATTGTTCGTTTCTTACAAACCGAATATCAGGATCATCGTCCGGTCCATTTTCTTTGAACAGTTTGTCGCGGTTCATACCTATGTAAGAAGAAATATCATCGATGATTTCTTCGTTTTCGTCTACATAAGTATCGTCCTCTTCATACCATTCAATAGTGATTTTATCATACTCTGGCCGTTCGTTGTAGAACTCACTAAGCGAAATTATGTGAGGAGGATCGACCTGTCCTGGCTCGACCGTTTCCTCCTCAATCGTTTCAAGGAATTCTTCATCAAAGCCTTCCTCAATATCAATTGGCATAGAGTCAGCATTTTCCTCACTGGAATAATCTTTGATCGTATTCCATGTCGATGCGAACTTTTGTTTTGCTTCCTGGTCCGCACGAATATAACTGACCTTACCCTGAAGAGCATTCCTCAGTTCGTCTTCGTTCTGAGGATCAGTCTCTTCAACAGCCTTCTTGATTGCTTCTTGTTTGTCTGTTTTGTCTGTCTTCTTGAGATCTTCTTCGATTTGAGCCATTTCTTCTTCGTCGATCTCAACAAACTGAATATCATTCATCTTTTTGCAAAAAAGGAAGCCGGCAGCAAAGCCACCGGCAAATCCTGAAACCACACCAATAAGAATCTTAATCCACGGTTTCATCTTTGTTCTCCTCTTCTACTTTATTTACAACCTCGTATTTCTTTTCCATGTAATCGATCACGTCGTTAGCAATATCATTAACCTCAGGCTGATACTTCTCGATGAGCTGATCAATACGATTATCAATATAGGATTGCATGTAATCAAGATGATACTTTTCAGCGTCGATGATTACCATCGAGTGAATAATAGCCCTTTCAAGTTCATCCTCATCAGCATTTCTTTTCGTCATACTAATGATAAGATTACTGATTCTACAGATCTCGGCCTTTCTGTCAAACCCGTGATCAATATCAACAGGAGGAGCATCGTCAGGCAGCTGATAGGCTTTTGTGTCAAAATCTTTCAGTGATTCAACAATATCAACTGCAGATGCCTTTTCTTGCCCTTCAGAGACCTTTTCCTGCTTCTCTGCATGCTTTGTAATGGTAACCTTCAGCTTTGACAAACCTTCCTTAATGAGGTCTACAGCGGCCTTAGCGGCGGCCTCATTAGGATCCTGATCGATGCTATTTTCATTGACTCCGGTCGTTGATGTATCAGACTTTCTAGAATATCCAGGAGGAATGGGTTCGCCTTCTGCATTACCTTCGCTCCAGCACTTGTAATAATTCTTCCACTTAGAAGCTTCACAAGCCCTCTTTGTGGAATTATCAATAGTGCCAATTGCCTTACTAAGAATCAGGTAAGCAGCAAAACCAGTAAGAAGTACTCCGCCAATTTTAATCGTTGTCATTTGTAGTTTCCTCCTTCTTAATCGCGTCAACGTTAAAATGAATAATAATTCTATCGGATCCGTGATCAATATCAAGAAAATTAATCATATCGTCCGTAGGCTTAGAGTCATACTCGTTCATTTAACATACCTTCTTTCCGTCTTTTGTGGTCCGTACACTGTGGTAAATGTTACCGTCACAGTTGAAGTTTAGCATGACACTGTTTTCAAGCATGTCGAGAGTCGGCTTATTGACAGATCTCATGATACCGAAGTCAATATACCCATCTCCTTCCCCATTAGGACGCCAACCAGCTACCAAAATATAATCGTTCATAGGATCATCTGGATCAAGTTCAATCCCAAGATCCTGAAGAACCATACTAAGTGTTACAGGACGGCCTGTTGCCTGCATCCACATGTTCCAATACTTTTCTTGAGACCTAAGGAATGAAATCGTGGCAACAGGATCCTTAGGGCACTTCCTTGAGAACTCCTCAGAGAATATAAAAGTGAACATACTGGCAGGATCCTTGTCCGTAACCGGGATTAGAGCTTTACCTTTCACTTCATTCCCGTTTTCATCCGTAATCACGGATTCCGTTTCGATAGTATTAGAGATACCATAACGATATCTTCTATCACACTCTTCTCCGTGTTCAGCAATGTTCATTTGTCTGTATCTTGCAAACGCTTGCTGAAGAGCTGCAAGTGATGCTGATACCTGACCAAAGCGTCTGAGTAATATAATGTGGCCTCCAACTGTCATAGCAACGCCACCAACAAACACTAGAGTCGGTGCACCCATAAGGAATGCAACCTTCAAAATGTTATCTTTTTTAGCTTTGCGAAGTTCCTTATTAAGATCGACAAGAGTAGTCTCTACTTCTTCTTTACCTTCCTCGATCTTGATCTTCTCCTGAATATCATTAACGGCCTTTTCACCTTCACTCATGGTTTCATTGAGTTTAGTGGCATTAACAACAGCCCACACGAAGCCGCCTACCGTTAATATAATTCCTCCCCCGAGCAAAATTTGGGGTTTGTTTTTGGAAATGGAAAAGAGGACCCTTCCGAGTCCCCTTTTCGCAACTTTAGGTACGGTTTTAATAATACTGAGCATTCCCATAAAATCTCTCCTTTAAGAAATAACGTGAGCACGCGGAAGATCAATCATCCAGGGGTAATCGCTATTGTCAATATGAACAACTTTAACATTAGCGATCTCTTCTTTGGTCCAGCCATATGCATCCCAAGTGTAATCGATGTGCTGCTTTCGCATCATATATAATGTATGAACAGACAGAGTCGGGTAGTCATAGTTCTGCATGAGTCCGAGAAATTGATTGGCTTCATCGAGGCGATGAAAACAAGGATTTGTAAACCCAGCACTCAAGTCAAAGTCATTTGTGTTAGGTGTTTGACTCTGAACTTTAGGTTGCGATTGAGTCTTTACTTGATTTACATTATTGTTTTGCGAATTATAAATACGGCTGTAAGAAATGTTGTTACTAGACTGACTGGTTGGTTTTGAGTTCGGATAAATGAACATATCAATAGAACTCATAAGACTGTTCCTGAAATTGTCTTTAATACCTGGAACAATTTGTTGCTCAAGAACATTCATAAGAATATCACTGGGCTTTTGATCAGATAGGAACATTTTGCGAAGCCATTTAAGGAATTTGTTTTCCTGTTTTCTTTTTACGCCTGCTACTTTGCCATTGAATTCCGGAATTGGTGGTTTTTGAGGAGCCTTATTCAATTCTTCCTGGCTTTTATGGCTATTGGATGGAATATCATTCATGCTTTCCCCATCTCCTTCTTAAGATCGTTAAATGCCTTAACCATTTCGTCAACAGTGTCGTTAAAATACTTTTCCACAACGTCTCCGACTTTACATCCAATAACGAAAACGCCAAGTTTCATCATAAGCTTAGTAAGTCCTTTTGCGTTTTTAATAGGGTTTTGCATCATACCAACGACCGCTGCTGCAGCACCCAAGGATATAATAGTCCCAGTAACGAATTTTGCTGCATCCAAAGGGCTTTTCATTTCTTCATTATTCATCATTTCACTCCTTTCTTTCATAGAGATAGTTATTAATTACAATCTGATTCGGATTTGCCGGAGTCGAAATATCATTGGTAGCCTTTTTAGTCCCTTCGATAAACAAAAAGACCAACACTCCGAATCTCAAAATTTTAGAATATAAGTCTATTTTGCTATCGACTTTTGGTTCAATCGTCGCTTTGACCGATTTCCCCATCTTCTCTGCTAGCTTTTTTGTCAGATTCTCTAGCATTGCGACCTCCTATTAGACAAAAAAGGGAAAAGAAAAAGGCTAAGTCATTTTTGCCTAGCCTTTTCCAATTTCAGGAACCACAAATATCTGTATTATTCTTCGGTCTTTTCTTCCTGACTTTCCGTGTCATCATCGTCGTCATTGTTTGCCGTTCCACGACCAATGAAGAAGCTCGCTACGTTCGTTGCGATAAAGGCAACTGCACCGATGACCACCTTAATGATCTTTTTCTTCTTGCTGTTGTCTTCGATAACCTTTTCGGTTTCGTTGATTTCTTCTTCCATCGTTGTTTCTTTCAGGTCCTCAACCTTTGTCGTTTCGTTGTTGTTCACAGTCTTTGCCATAATAAATTACTCCTTCCAAATATAAAAGTTTTATTTTGTGGTTCCCTCATCTTACTCCATGTTTTCTGCGCGTGTTTCATCATCGGTATCATCTGTATCGTCGTCTTTAATATACTCGCCTTTAAGATCGTCGATACTCAGAAGACCGCTTGTTTCCTTATACTGAGCAAACATGTTACATAGCTTTACCCACTTTTTCTGGGTATCACTGGTTACATTCCTAATGATCTCGATTGCTCTTGGGTTCCCAATTGCAGGAACTCCTTCTGGAATATCTTTGTGGATACGAATTGTGATAAGTCCAAACATTTCCTTTTGGAATGCATCGATAAGCTGCCTTCTGATCATCCATTTATCAGCACCCTTACCGATGCCATTAAGTCCGTATTCATTGAAGTACTCTTTAGCACTCCGGACTCTTACCATTTCTTCCATTACTTGTTCTCCTTATTGTTGATTCTTTCTACTTCATTAATAGAAAATGCAATAATAGCGACACAAACTGCAAGTGCTACAAATATAACAATCTTAGTAACCATCTTACTTAACTCCCTTCTTTTTGGTATCATAAACTGTCTTCTCATTAAGCATTCGCTTGATCTTACTGTTGTTGCCGTAAAGCTTTTTGGCAAGAGCAGCGCAGAAGGCAACATAAATATCGTCCTTCTCGCCTTTGGACCTCTTTACAATCGTCTTAGTGCCATCCTTCCAGATCACAATAGTAGCCGGACCGTTTCTAATAATCCTATCAACTCCGTAATCATTGAAAGCAAAGCTTGTTTTTCCGACAATATTTAGAATGTCCTCTTTAGTCAAAAGTTTACCCGGGTCAACTTTCATGACAAGAGTTCCGGTTGCTGGAGATCCAGGCATAGCTTCGACCGATTCTTCAATTGCTCTAATACCAATATCTCCATAAGAAGCAGCATAAGGAGTATAAGGAGTAAGACGATAGCTGTATTCAGAACTATCAATACAAGTACATGCGCGATCAATAGAATTAACGGCACAAGAATTACCTGCGCAATCTCCAATGTTAAGCATTTTTCTTTTCTCCTTCTTCAATCAAATTTTTGAAAATAATTCTTTTGATACGACTGTTATTACCAAGCATTTTCTTTGTGAAAGCAGAGCAGAAAGCCATGTAAATATCATCTTTGGTACCCTCTGCTCTCTTTACAATGGTCTTCGTGCCATCATCCCAGAACACGATTGTGGCAGGACCATTGCGAACGATTTTCTTTACACAGTTTTCCTGAGCGAACTCAGTAAGTTTTTCTTTGAGGAAGTCAATAAATTCTTTATTACAATCTTCGTTAAAAACATTGTTCATAGCAACTTCTTCACCTTCGCCTACATAAATTGTCTTCGAGGCAACAAAACTATAGCTGCTACCTTTAGGCTCCATCTTCCTCATCCTTTCTAACAATATACTCTGCGTATTGTTCGTAAAAACGTTCTTTAAAACCAGGAGAAACCCCATAGCTTTCTTTTTCAAACTTTTCGCAATAAATATCAACAGCTTTTTTAAGTTTGTATACAAGCCCATGTTGTTTTAACGGCTGTTTTACCCGTGTGAACACATAGGCCATGATTTCGCACAATCTTTCATCAACGTTGCTGTTAACAGCATTGAAACTAATACACTCGCATTTACTAATAATTGACGTAAGATCAAGTTCATACTTTGTTACTAAATAGTGTTCGTTAAAAATATCAGTCGGCATCTTTCTTCACCTTCTTTTTCTCTTTTCCGTACGTATTCAGAATATGATCAAGGCAGAGCTTAGTGTCGGCATCGTCGTCTCTAATTCTTACACTCCAGCCTCTATCATAAGCACCTGTTATGAATCCATCTTTCTTGATCTCAAGTCCAAATATCCGGCTTCCTTTGATACCAAAAGCGCTTTCGCCTTTGGTGCGCTTCATTTTCCACTCGAATTTGTGTTCGTTAATAGTGGCCTTACCTTGTTCTTCCTGATAAAAGCTTTTCATTATTTGTCTCCTTAAAATATAAAGAGCCTGGATGGCTGCTCACAGGCAAGCTTTAATCCAGGTCAAATTCATGCCAAAAAGGTTCCCTTCAAATGACTGAAGCCTCTGGTTCAAACCAGATTGTGCCAACGGCTCTTTCTTCGCCAAGCCACGGAACAAACATCCTCTTTGAACTAATTCTAAACTTCGGTCCATCCAGTCCAAGCTTTTCAAGATCGTCGTGGAACCATCCATGAGATCCGCCGAAATAACAAGGATTCGCACCGAGATTCTGAAGAGCATTGTTCATGAGCAAATATGCTTCTCCATCATCGTTCCAGTCGTTACTATCCTGAAGTTCTTTATAGGTCTTAAGTTCCGCGAGTTCGATCCAGTTTGTATTCGCGTAGATCCATTGACCTACATCGTATATGAAGAAGATTTCATCGCCGTGACCGGTTTTCTTAATATCATCCTCTGTGATTACTTTGCTTGAGGCTTCGGCTTTTTCGCTATGAACTTCGTCGATAACCTGCTGAGCCTTCTTGGGTCCAAGAGCTTCACCCATTTTATCTTCAACTCTCTTGAGAGCTTCCATGGATGAACCATAAGCACTGGTCAACATGGCAATCTTCTTAGCATTCATTCTGCCATTACAAATGATGGCCGTTGTTGTGAGAATCACCATTCCAGCGGTTGGAATATAACATTTCCAAACTGTCTTAACAATTTCTTTCCCGCCAACCGGTTTCTTCTCTTCATATAGCTTTACAGCTTTAATAGTCCCTTTAACAGCACATACAACAGTGGCAAGAACACCAGTTGCACTAACAACTGTCAATATCAAGTTTGCATTCTTGTTAAAGAATCGAATACCATTTCTGGTCACTCTAACAAGTGGTCTCGTCATTTTTGAAAGAGCATTCATGAAAATATCCCTCATTTTCCTTTTTTCTTTTTACCAGTCTTTTTACTGTTCTTGTATTCAACAATTTCATCATAATAAGAATCGAACGAATCGTCGTAATCATCGATTACTTCTTCTCGTCCGTCCCCTTCTGGATCTCCCCCAGGCTCTTCATGATCCTGTCCAACAATTTCTCGATCTGATACTTTACTTTGTTCTGTCCGTACACATTCCCCATCATGAACCCTATCATTGAGCACAATATCAATGACAGGATCAGGTTCAACTGGTCCATCGAGTATTGTCGCCTCCATTATTAATTGCTTAAACTCAATATCAATCTCTCTATAGTCCAATAGTTTTCTTCGGTCCTGCTCGTATTGTTGTTGCAGGTATCTTTCCCATTGCTTCAACATTTACTCCTTTCTTCGTTGTAAGCGAAAAATATAAGGAGACTTATTTAAGCCTCCTTACTCATTAATTACCTTGAGAATGGTCTTTACTGTTGTGTCCTCAATTCTTTTGCCAAACATTTTCCTAACAATAGGATTAGACGCCAATTTAAACACATCATCTAATTCAATTTGGATACGTATCGGAAACTGTTTATCCTTTAAAAGACTTTCAACCTTATCTGATGAAATATCTTTCAGGAATCCAGCTTCTTTTGCATCTTTTATGAATTCCATAGTGCTTTCAATGTCGCCAATTTCAAGAAAAATCTGACTCATTAAGATTCACCTCCTTTCTCATTAGAGGAGGTGTTTTTTGTGCGATATCTGCACCTAATTACTGTTTCTTTTCTTTCTTCGTCCCATTTAATGAAATCTAGCTTTGAGACAATATAACTCCAATACTTATTGGGTATTTCGTTAATTTTTAAGTAGCCTAAGATGTGTCCAACAGTCGTAAAACCTAGAGTATCTATGACTTTTTGTTCAAAATCGAATGTAAACTTCATAAGTTCATCGCTAATTCGCTCTTTGACACAAATATCTTTGGCAGAACTCTTCATGACAGCTCCTTTTTACTCTTTTCAATGCATTCTTTGAACACTTCATTATCGGGATCACTTGTGATTTTATACGGAACGCCATTGAAGAAGGTGCGCATTACATAAATAAAACGGTTTACTTCTTCGTCATTATGCAAAACAATGCAGTTATTGCATCCGGTATTCATTTTCACATCTTCTTCATACCATCTATCAATATCTTCTTCTGAGACTTGAATGATTTCAGCACCATTCATGGCGAGAAGAAAGTCTCGTTGCTTTTCTTTTTCGTCTCTTCCAAAAGAAACTCTAGCATAACGGTCCATAATAGATTCCTCACTTTCTAAAATAGTTAGAAATTCTAACTGCAATACCAGATACTTTTTTAACGTTATTAGATCCGCATGCTGGGCATCTGGGTGAGCTGCATCTCCAGCTCAAAAAATGTTTGCATTCTGCACACTTTTCCGACGGAACGCCGACTTCTACCCCGTCTTCTACTTCATTCTCTGTAAAGTAACAAGGCAGCTCGGTTATTGCTGGAGTAAAGAATGTTCCGCATATTTTGCATTTCAAATATCCTTTAACTATTATTGCCATCTGTGTACCCCTCAAGATCTTTTGGGATTAGTCTTAAATCAAAGTCACTGAGTGAAAAATCGTCCGTAACCAGGACGGTAATGCCATCAATTCGTAATATCATTACTTTATTCAAATCAGCAGGATCCTTGCATAAGCTTTTAGCAGCACTTAGAAGAACCCTTCTTGATACACACAGATACTTTTCCATTCCAGGACTAATATCTACGCATCCGTACCGTCTAACCCATATGTAAAGATTAGACATAAGTATTTGAGTTCTAGTTGGTCTACGCATGTTTGCACTCCTTTACGAAAAATATAAGGGAATGATCTTCATTTTCCGGGCTTCGAACCCGGGTCTCCTGTTTCGTCTTTACAGGCGCTCTACCTTTGAGCTATTATGACGGCTAGTTTTAAAAACTGATCTTGCCGAAGCTCACAGCCCTCCGTCGGGTTTATACTCCCAATTTAATCATCTCCTTTCATTATAGAGCATGTTCATGGTGCGAGTGTCTTAAGTGATTGTGTAGTCGTCCGTACCAATGATTACATTTCCATGTCTATCAACTCGTGTTTTGGTAGGATCATAGCCCTTATAGAGAATATCTTCCTTTGTCATGATCTTGTTTAAAGCCCCAAGGCATGCAATAGCCGTAATCGCGAGAGCTAACTTTTTAGCAAGATTCTTCCAATTCAAAATATCCGCAACTCCTTTCGTTTCTTATAAAAAACTAATCTGATCTGGACTATTTGGATCGTTATTCTGTCTTTTTGTTTTTGCCAGATTGCTAAATTGAGCACCAAGTCTGTCATACTGTCTTTGCAAATCCATAATTACATTAATACAAAGTTCAGCATTGATTCCATCTAAGGTGTCTCGATCGTGTGACTTACTTCGAAGCCACGTTAGAGCTTGTTCAATACCCTTTTTACTCGGCATGATGCATACCTCCTAGAAAAAATAAAGAGAGAACTTTTTGTTCTCTCTTGATTCTGAGGAAAGACCTTTTTCTTATTCCAAAATGAATATCTTCTTCACATTTTAATCGGAAACAGCTTCAGCACAAAGCTCGCCAACTTCAACGCCTTAGGATTTTCTCTCTCAAGTGCAATCATGAAGAAACTCAAGCAGCCAACTCCGAAGATAACCATTAAATCTTTCGGAGCTACATAGAACTTGGAATCTTTGTATTTCTTAAGAATCGTAAACTCCTTTTCTCTTTGCTCTTGAAGCTTCGAATACCGTTCATCGGCATCTGCGTATGCTTCCGCTTCTCTTTCTAGAGCTGAGTACGATTCATCATCCGGATCCAGTTCAAGCATTTGCTTCCGTAATTCTCTGTATCTTTCTCTTTCTTTTTGGCATTTTTGAATTTGTTCATCAAGCCAGTTGATGTGAGTTTTAATCTCCTTCGCCGTAATTCTAATTTTCTTAACCTTTACTTTTGTTTCACCTGTTTCGTTTCTAAATAATTCCTTAATCATTCAGTACTCCTTTCAAGGTCTTTCCTCATTATTAAGAATGTTTTATGTGCGAAGTTCATCGAGGTCTTTCTCGGCCTCGGAATATGTGTCGTAACTACCATAAAATTGTCCGTTCACATACAGATTATAGTGGCCATTATCAATTCTGATTTGGTACTTCATAGTCATTTTTCCTTTCCGAAATTAAATTCTTTTAATATCTTGTTAACAGCTTTATAGGAATCGGATCCTTTTTTAGGCGATACGATCCACTTCTTATTAAACTCAGCTACAAGATTGTCGTTTCCGTCGTATAGATGGAGTTCTTCTATCTTTCCTCCAAATATCCCAAGCTTACTTGGATGCTCGCTGACAAGAATTTCAAAGACGTACCAAATTCCATTTAGGCCAATGTTCCCACTCCTCCACATTTAATTTCTCCTTCCAGAAAAAATAAAAAGGCTGCCTCGATTGAGACAGCCTCTTTTGAATTAGTCGATTTGTTCGTTTACAAGAATAACGTTTCTTTCATTTGTTGAGTAACACGTTTTTCCATCAGCAGTCCATACATTAATCCAACCAGAACTGATTCTACTTATCTTTCCGAATTCGATTACAACCGTTTCGTCCGGAAACAGAATGTAACCTATTTTCTTCCATTCCTTACTAGCGTCCGTACTCTTAGTGTTCGAGCTGCAACCAGTCAAAAGAACTAACAGCATCACAAGGCATACAATTCCAGCCAAGAGTTTTTTCTTCACCTTTCGTCGTCCTCCTTGAAAATATCATTAAGCTGGTCAATTGCATCATGCACTTCTTTTCGAAGTTCATCCATTGTCCATACATGATCGTCAGGCGAATGTTTCATATAATGATGACAATAATCTCCGCCATGAGCGTAATCCCATCCGATCCACCATTCTCCTTCAACGTCCATGTTATCGCTGTAAGTAATTCCGCCATGAACGTTGATAGTTTTGCCTCCAATTGGAGGTTTCTCTATCTCTTTTCCTTCATCGTCCCATTCCCAATCCCACTCAAGACGCTGATAAGGTTTACGATACCAAGGATGTCCTTCTGTAATTTCGATGTAGCAGCAAGGATGATCGCCGCGAGTAGATACAATTCTATAATGATACCCATTATAAGCATCGTCTTCAAGAATTGCACGACCTTGTGAATTATCGTTGTAAATTCTTGGATCGGGTTCGGTTTTCTTTACGCCAAGAATATCAAGAGCGGATTGTGGCCATTTAGTGCTATCATCCCACTCGGTTTCATGTTGCATGATATAGCATGGAATTTCTTCGTCTCCAACTGCAAGAACCGGAGTTGCCCAAGTTGATGAAAGGTATGTGTAATCGTCAAGAACAGGATGACCATCTCTGAATATACAGCCAGAGGTATATTCCATATCTCCAGAAAGACCGGCAAATACCACTTCGTCCAGATAGTTTTCTTTAATAAGTTTTGCAGCCTTATTCCAGTCAAAAACCATCAATTCATTACCACGAAAACGATCACCCATCATAAAAGCAAGCATCGTATTCATGATTAATCCACCTTTCTGTTAAGGATTTCATAGTTGAAACGTCCGGCACCGGAGTTTCGCCACTGACCAAAACCACGAAGCTTTCCGTAATTGAAAGCCTCGATTACAGCTTTTTCGTGTGTGTCAAGAAGCAGCTGAATATCAAACGTCATAGTAGATCCGACAGGAACTGTTTCAGAAGAGGCCAAAGCAATCCTTTCACCCTGAGCAGTGCTGGCTCTGAGAGGTCTCTGGCAGATACCAATCTTTCCGCCTTCAGGGAGAACGATCGGGATCTGACGCGGGTTCACGAATATAAGGCCATCAATCTCCTGTTTATAGGCCTTAATCTTACCGCATTCAGATCCAGGAATCTTCTTAAGGGACTTAAAGGCGTCCTTAAGAAAACCCTTCCACTGGTAATCCCAGGCAATCGGTCCGCCATCTTTTCCTCGCGGAAAAACGGTCATAGACTTTTCAAACACTTCTTCAGCGCCAACGGCTTCCACTTCTTCCTTAATGGAAGCAGCATCAGGAGCCTTGCTAGCGATGTATTCAGCATGAATATCTTTGTTAGCAGAAGCAGTTCCAAGGACTTCCTCAGTAAAAGTAACCTTAACAGTCAAAGTGATCATAATTATTTCTCCTTTCGATTTCTGAAATATCTTGTTATTCTGTAGTAAAAAGAGTTTACGTTTACAACGTATTTGGATTTACATACTGGGCATATCGGTCCACTACATTTGCTGTAAAATAAGCATGTTTCGTCGTTTGTATAGCATTCGTACTTAGTACTAAACCTGTTACATCTTCCTTTTGGATGATCTGCAATATCCTCCCTCCATAAAAAGATTGTGTCACAGTCATTACACTTGTACGGTTTGGCATCGCCAGGAAAGCTTTCAATTATCATTTTGATCACCTCCTTTCAAGCAATCGCCGTCGCCTTTCTGTTCTTGGCAGTTCAATGCAAGGCTTTTCCTTAGCATCTCGATGAGCCTCCATTCTTTGCCAATGCGTACAGTTCGCGGCTATCCTTGCTTTTCTTCTCCCTTTCAGGACGTTTCATTGCAATTCCATTGCTTTTGTGTTCTTGGCAGTTCAATTCAAGGCCATTCTTTTCCTTTGCATCTCGATGAGCATCCGTTCTTTGCCAATGCTTCTCGTATCTAAGCTCTACCACTGCGTACCGTTTCTTGGCAGTTCATTTCCATTGCATCTCTGAGCTATGCCAACACTCCTCAATTCGTAGCTGTTCTATTCCTATGCAGTTCTTTTCTGCTCCATACCGTTCATTTCCAACGCTCCTCATTTCTTAGCGGTCCTGTTCCGTTGCATTTCGTCTCCATTTTGTCGCCACGCCTCTCCTTTGCTCTTCTATGCAAGTCCTTTGCCATTCGTTTCCGTGCCGTTCTATGCCAATGCATCTCTTTGGTAATCGTCGCATCGCTAATCCTTTGCTACTCGTAACTACTCTGTTCCCACGCGATTCAGTGCAGCGCTATTCCCTCGCTTTGCAATTCTTTTCCCTGCCGTTCCATGCCATCACGTTGCTTTTCTCTTCCTACGCCCCTCAGATCTACACTTTGCCATAACATTTTATTCACTCGTTTTTATCTTCGTCGTCGATTTGCTCGTATTCAAGATTCGTATTAAGTCTAAAGTAAACGGGATCCTCACCTGTGTGAATTTCACCGTTTTCTTCGATTTGGAATTTTTCATCAAGATTAAGGTCAAGAAAATATAATGGATACTGATCAGATTCTTCTGTAAACATATGCAGATCAGTGTGGCAGTCTTCGTATTCGTACCACTCCTCGACTTTATACCATCTAGACCATGGACTTCTGTAAGTGTCAAGAATTTCTGTATCGCTTGCGGGGTGTTCATTGACAAAAACGGCTGAGCAATATTCATCACTCATTTCAGCGGCCATTTCAAACAGCGATTTGTCATCGCATTTTGTTCCGGTGCACTCATATTCGTCGAGTGTTCCGTCTTTTTTAATAACCAAATATCTTCCACTTTTTTCTGGCGCTCTAAAGTATGCTACCGATTTCCACATGTAATCAGTAACATAACCCATCTGGAGCATAGGGGCTTCATCGTAGTTTCCGCGAACAATAGCTTTTTTCATAGTTTTTCATCCTTTCGATAAAAATAAAGAGGACTAAGTTTCCTTAGTCCTCTCATCTATACGTGTGTTTCTTACGCGAGTATTATTTACAATACTTCTGAACAAGCTCATCAATTTTGAGTTCTTTCTTTGCCGCCGTATAGTTCAGTCGATACTGTCTTGCGTCAATACAGATTCTCATATAGACACATGCTCTTTTGATCTCTTCAATAGTACCGTTACTGCCGATAGTTTTTTTCGCAATATCAATAGAACTCATCATGATTGCTCTATGCGTCGATTCATTTACATAGTGCTTTGGGTTGTGCATATGGTATTTTTCTCTCTGAGCGAGATACTCATCGCTCGACATAATTTCGTTGGCATATTCCCTAAGATCTGTATCACTAATTTTAATCGTCTCCATAGTAATCGCTCTCCTCACAACATTCATAAAAATATCTTAAATCGATGACGTTCGAAATCTTGATTGTATAACAATTGTTTTCAGCATGCATCCTAGTATTAAAGCTGTAAGATACACTAATATCCAGCGGTTCTTCTGTGTTCGGACCAAAGCACATTTCATACTCTGATCTAAGCGGCCTCAATCCGAACACCTCTCTTATAAGGTTAAGAGTAACGATCGTATTCTCATCGTTGAACAGTTTTTGTATACTCTTAATCCTACTTGGAACACTATTGATTTCGTCCGAAACCTCGAGTACATACGTTTTAGGCGTCATTCAATATCACCATCCGTAATCTTTTTAGCACAGGCTTCGTTAATCTTATGGTATCGATCTTCCTCATCAATATAACGAGGCATCACAGGAAAGATGATCTCTTTCATGTCGGGTCTATCTTCACAAGGCTGAATATCAAAGTCTAGCCACGTGTAGCCAAAGATGTTGTCACATACAAAAGCCTCCCAACAGAGTTCTTCACCCTTTTGCTGAGCTTCATCTGTCAATAGCTGCTGATCGAGAAAATCAATAAACTCATTAAATGTCAGAATTCCTGTACCCTGAAACTGTCGATTCGCCTCATAAAAAGCTTTAATCACCTCTTCTGGCGTAGACTGGAATTCAAGTTTTTCACCCTCAAATACAATTCGGTACCACTGTCTTGTTGTAAACGTCTTATTGTCTTGTTCAATAGCTCTTTCAATTATCTTGGAAGAGCCATTGCCGTTCAACTTATCGGTCATTGTTTTGTAGTCATCTAGTGAATTCTTAAGTTTATTGAAATCGTTCGTTACCGACTGCTTAATCTTATGAATATCATGCTCGTCAATAATTTCGGTTCCAATAAAACTGCTAAAAGCTACGACACCACTAATAATTGCTGGCGCATAACTACCAATTTGTGCCTTTATAGACTCGGTAGTTGTAAGCTGAGCGTTCTCATCTCCAGTGGCTTCTCTTTTTGCTTTAAGTGCTTCCTCCTTTCTCTTTTGAGCTTCCGGTGCTTTCTTAGCGGCAAGATAAGCTGTGACTACAATACCAGCACCTGTCACCAGAATAAGCAACGTTTTTCCCTTGACCTTGAGACTCATTGGTATGACTCCTTTCGAGAAAAATATAAGAGGACCAAGTTTCCTTAGTCCTCCCATTAAACACCATGTTTCTTACGCGTTATGTTCTTTTCTTCAGCGAGACTCCAAGTTCGCTTTCAGCTCCATTTAAATATCCGTCACGCTTAATAGGAGATTGACCGTATTTCTTAATGAACAGATTTGCCAAAGCGTTCCACTTCTTATTCTGTTCATCAACGACACTTAGTACCGCTCGATCAGTTTTGGCTTTTCTTTTTTCGCAAATATCTTTGGTTTCCGTCATAAATTCAATAAACATTTTGGCGATTGGACCGTCGCCACGAAATTCGTCCTGCTGATAGTCTTCCCAAACTGATTCAGCATACTTTTCGAAATATTCTTTAGCTTTCATCGTATTAATCACCAATGCACATCTATTTCTAGCATGTAGCATCCTTTCCATTTACGCTTATTTTTCTTTATGAATCTTTCAAAATGCTTGTTTTGGTCGATCCATTTTTTACCGTTCCACCATCTTCTGGCAATTGCTCTTCCTTCTGGATCAATAATGATGAAACAGTCTTCAATTTTAGGATAGAATATCTTCGGATGAACAGTATAGTAGTCCCATCTGAATTGTGGCATGACATCCGGATACTTATACTCGTCTTTTTCTTTGTCATACATTAAAAAGTTACCTTCATAAAAAGGTTCCATGATAGCATCGATCATTACAGGTATAAGTTCCATTTCTGTTATAAGATGCAGATTAGCGTGCATCATCTTCACCTGTTTCTTCATTTAAATATCCCAGAATGATCTTTTCACATCCTGGGAAATCGTCATTTACAATTGGGTCACCATCATTATCTACTACGCATTCACCATTTTCATCATAAACATAGAATACTGAATTACATCTTTCATTTAACGCACAATACGTGCAAGTCGCGCAATCGCTTGCGAGAGATTCCGCAAATACATCTGGCGTAATATCCTTAAGCAATCCGCTGAGAGCTTTGCTTATTTTGTCCCAATTAGTCATGAGTTAGAACTCCTTTCATTTCTTTACAAGATTAAGTTTAAGAAGTGCTTCCGTTTTGCTATAACCCTTTCTACGAAGTCTTTCAACATTTTCGAGATCTTCAACACTAAGCTTATGCTTCAGTCGAATATACATATGACTGCTATAGTCGTACACGTACAGTTCCTTCAGTTCTCTTTCCTTTCTTAAAAGATTCTTTCTGGAAATATCTTTTGAAATCTTATGTGCGATTCCAAGAAACGTACTGCCAGCGGCAATAATCATCGCTGCTTCTCTTGGATTGTCACGTACGTACTCAGCCGCTTTCTTGCCTTTTTCATAAGCGTCATGATAAGCAAGCTTAAATCTATACTTTACCTGATCCAACAAATAGTTAATATCAACACGCGACATTAATTTCACCTCCTTTTATGCTTCTTTCCATAAAACTTCCAGTTCGGATTGTTCACATCGTCTGGTTCAGCAGCTTTCATAAGAATGGCTTGCGCATAAAAAGACATCTCCAGCATTTTGCGAGGATTGAGTCTATCTACAAGTCTTGAATGCTTCTTTACTGTCCGATAAACATCTTCGTCCGTAATCTTGCCGACTCCAGGATAGTCAATCCAGCCTTCCAGTTTGTACTTTTTAAACATTGTTAAAACCCCTTTCGATAAAAATATAAGGAGCCTTGTTCAAGCTCCCTTTCACATAAAGTATGTTTTTTACGCGAAAAAAGAAGGGCTTGCTTTAAGCCCCTCAATTTAGATTTTTTCGATGTGTACGCAAATATCAATGTATCCGAGTCCCATCATGTCACCGGCCAGCATCATATGAAACTGTCCATATTCGTCTATGTACCATTCATATGTAGCCCCCTGCGGCTGCCATTTCTTTATTTCTACAAAAATATCTTTTGTCATTTCGTCTTTTAACACCTCGCTTTGCTTTCTCTGCATGAATTGCATATACATAGAGTTTGGGTCATCAGATTCGTCAAAACCAAATGCCTCAGCCTCTCTGTTCCACAGTTCAAAATGCGGATTAACAGCATTCACAAACTGATTATACGATTGTACAAATGTATTTTCCAATCCGTTACGAAATAGCTCCTTAGAGTCATATAGGGTACCATTTCCCTTATAGTCAAATATCACTCGATACTGTTCCTTAGTTGTCATAATTCATAACCTCCTAAATACTTTGATGATGTTTCCATCTCATTTATGAACATGTTCATGATGCGAAAAAAAAAAGAAAGGCCACGTTTGTGGCCCGTCTTTTGTAAAGTCGTTACACAGTCATCTCCTTAATTATTGAATAAACATTATACGATCCAATAGTAATTCTGTACGGCCATAGAAATAGTATATTGAGCAAGTGACCAATTTTGCTTTTTGGCTGTTCTATTTTTGCATATACATGAGATTTAAAATCTTGTACTTTTTCTGCCCTGTTCGGATACAGCTTAGTCAAAGCGTAGATGGTCCATGCTACCATATAGATTCCATAAGCCACAATACCTACAATAAGATACATACCTACAATTTCGATAATAAGATTCATCATTGTGAATCCCTCCTTTCATTATAAGGTATGTTTATGATGCGAAAAAAAAAAGAGAGTCCGCGTTTTGCGGACTTAACCTCTTTTTCTGGTTTTTTCTTTTTCCCAAATATACTTTCCGTTTATTTTAAGCATTAGCATTAGATCTATTTCGTTAATAATATCTCCAATGTGTTCGTCTTGAAACGATCGTTCGTGGCACCATTCCCAGCCACGTTGATACAGGTTCCTTTCATAAATGTATCGCTGCATGCGATCTCTTTCTTCCTTTTCTTTTGCAGTTAGTTCAAATGCATTTAGCATAATAGTATTTACTCCTCTTTGTCGTCGTTTTCGATTCTTTCTTCGAATGTCCTACATGCATCTTCGTAGTCCATCTTTTCTCCCATTTCAGTAAACAATCTGTCAATTTCTTCCAATAATTCTTCCGTTGTTTTTGTTTGTAAATTTTCCATTCTTTTGTATTCTTCAGCTTGCCGCTTTGCTATCATTTCCTCCTTCATTTTATTCATCAGTTCTTTTTCTAGTTCCCGCATTTTCTTTTCTTTCCTGTCCTTATTCCTCTCCATCATAGGGACAATAATGAATTTTCCAATACCCATTCCTACAACAAAACCTAGTAAATATAATCCAATAAGTTTCTTTAGCATGGCATTAAGCCTCCTTTCATTATAGTCCATGTTGATCACGCGAAAAAAAAAAAGAGAGGACTTGTTTCAAGTCCTCGTCTTTTGTAAAGTCGTTACGTAGTAATCTTCTTTATTGTCGAATAAATATCGTATACAGCCATTGTAATTCTGTACGGCCACATGAACAGTACATTGAGCCAGTGCATAATAGCGTTACTTTTGCTTTTGTCTTCGTTTTTATCCGATTCAATATGCCTGTTGAATTCTACAAGCTTATTGTAATTAGGATATAACTTCACAAATAAGTAACCCATCGCAAACACAATGTAAATTAAGTCAGCCGCAATTCCCATGATCAAATAGATACCAATAAATTCAATAATCTGATTCATTACGAATCACTCCTTTCATTATAAGGCATGTTGATCACGCGAAAAAAAAAAAAAGAAAGAGGACTTGTTTCAAGTCCTCATCTTTTAATAAAACCGTCTCTTAGTCCATCTAATAGTGGGTCTGATTTCGTGTGCGTAAAACAGTTCAATACCATTGATATGATTGAAATAGTCGGTCAGCCAATCCAAGCCGGCCATGAGGTCCGATTCGTCTGAGAACCTCAACTCAAAGAGCGTATACGCACTTTTGCATACTCTTATTGACCTGATGTTCAGTTCTTTCTCGATCCATTCACAATCCCTTCTGAAATATCCGTCGGCTATTCCACCTGTCGTTAGTGTAATTGTTAAAACTTCGTTCAATATAACCTTATTAGTGTTCATATAGACACCATCCTTTCATTATAATGAATGTTTATGGTGCGAAAAAAGAAAGCCCGCGTTTTGCGGGCGATCTGTCATTTGGTTAACTCAATCATTAGTTCATCTAATGCCATATTTACCGTGACCTGTAGTTTCCCTTTCAGTAATATCCTTGATTGTCTGACTCCGATGTTCGTATCTTCGTCCACTTGGAACCTTTCATCAATCAAGATAATCTCATCCGCATTGATGATCACTGGAAACCCTCTATGGTCATATAGCTTTACTAATTTCATGGCTATACCTCCTTTCATTATTACAAGTGTTTTGAACGCGAAAAAAAAAGAAGGCACCATGTTACAGGTGCCAAATATCTGTAAATCAGTTGTTCTCTTCAGAGATTTCATTATCACGTTCGATTTCGCAGATCAATTCTGAAATTTCCATTAGCATTTCCGTAAGTGGCCATTTATAGCCAGTGTCGTCACCGTATTTCACAGCGTTGTAAGGACTGTAGTCCCCAGCGTGCCCGTGATCAAATCCGGTGTACCAGCTGTCTTCTTGTTCCTCTTTCGGAAGCCAATACGGCTTTCCAGTGTAATCGTTTCCGCAATCAAGACCGTAATACGCGTCTGTTTTCAACATCTCAACATAAACGACCGGTTCACAGAATCTATTCTTACCTATAAAGAAGCGCCTTCCTCCACGGTAACCCTCAAGTAATATCTTGGTCCTTTCAAGCTCTTCATATCGATACAGTTCTTCATCAAATGATTTAACGCCGGGAAGATCAACTTTGATTCCCCACATAATTTTTCCACTGAATGCGGATCTGTGTTCTCGATTGATGTACATAAAAATATCCTCCTTTTTTTCTTGAGGTTATACCTCATTTAATAGAGTGTTTTGAGCGCGAAAAAAGAAAGGCCACGTTTGTGGCCCGTCTTTTTCTTACATGATAAGTCCGATCTCCTTAATATAATACTCAGTGTACTCGTCCGTCCTCTTGGTTTCCGGGTCGATGTGCTCAAAGCGCACACCCTTCCCACCGAGGATGAGATTACGATTGTACTCGAACAGGTCATCATAACGATTTTCAACTGTTACGCGCATTGCATCTACAGCCTCATTATAATCGTCATAACCCGCGATAAACACGCGCTTTCTCGTCTCAGGTTTGTCAGGTACGCCATGCACCTTATAAAGCCCGTAACCTTTTGAAATACTGCTTCCATAAATATCCATATGTAGGATACCTCCTTTCATTACTAAAAGTGTTTCTTACGCGAAAAAAGAAAGGCCACGTTTGTGGCCCGTCTTTTTACCATTCAATTCCGTTGTCATCAAGTCTTTTCGCAACTAAAACTCTAACCTTTTCCAATTTGTTCTGAAAATCCGTCAAAGCCTCGGCGCATTCTTTCCATTCTTCATCCGTCATAACGCTAATTGCGTCAGGAGCCAGATGTAAGAGATTGGTAAGAATATCGTCGCTTCTTTCCATGAATCTCGGTCCATAATCTTTAAGTAATCCAAGTTGACGTTCTGTCATATAAGACACCTTCCTTTCATTATAAGGCATGTTGATCACGCGACCTCGCTCCAAACGCATTCCTCTTAACGAAAGGAGGTCGTTGACATGAACGACGCAAATATCTATACTAACGACGTACTGCAGAACCTTGAAAACTGGATAGAGGATTGTTCACCAGGGTCATTTATGAACGATCAAATGACATTACTCGAATTTATCAACATGTGGCTTGAGACATTTAAGAAGAACTCTGTTAAAAAGGCTTCTTATGAACGTCTGTGCACTTCAAGAGACACGATGTCAAAATATCCGATTTCCGAAAAGAAACTCGGTGACATTAATTTCTTTGACGTGCAGCGATTCATTAATTCTCTCCTTGAAGATGGATTTGCTATGAGTAGCATCAAGAAACTTTCTCAAATTGTTACTGCTCCGCTCAAACAGGCAGCCGCCATGAAAATTATCCAAGCAGATCCGACTGTTGGCGTTAAGCTTCCGTCCGAAAGCAGAGTTAAAAAGCAGAGTCGCGAAATTATAGCATATACGGATAAAGAGCAAGAGAAGATTACTAAGAAAATATCCGTTCAGCCATACAGCGTCGGTTACCTTGCTGTAGGCTTCATGATCGAAACTGGTATTCGTTCAGGAGAGCTTCTGGCTCTTAAATGGAGCGATGTCCAAATTCAGACAAGACGGCTTCATGTACATGCTACGATTATTAATCCCATGTACAACTTTGCAGAATATCAGGATTCTCCTAAGAGCAAAAGCAGCAACCGTATTATTCCGCTAACACCAAAGGCTATCGCCATATTAAATATCCTTTTAAAGAGTCGAACGACAGAATGGGTGTTTGAGCAGGATGGCGAAAGGTATACTTATCAAAAGCTTTCTTATCAGACTAAGAAACTCTGTAAGGAATGCGGAATAAAGTTTTACGGAGAGCATGCTTTTAGGCATACTTTTGCGACAAACTGCTACTATAAGGGTATCGATGTTAAGATTCTGAGTCGTCTTATGGGGCATAGTAGCGTACAAGTTACCTATAATATCTACATTAACCTCTATGGAGACGGTTTTGACGACATGTATGCGGCACTCTGTATGTGATTTGGCAAAAAAAAAGAGGACTAGTTCGCAGTGCGACTAGTCTCTCCGTTTCGTTTAGTCGATTGGCACGATTTCCACAGTAACTTTCTTTTTATACAATTGTCTGAATCCTTTCTTGTCAAATCCCCAGAAATCAAGAATCTCGTCATCGTAACCTTCAACCGGTATTCCGAGTCCATCCAAAACGGTTCGATACATAACTTTCTCACCATTAGCGATTTTATCGTTCAATTCCTTTATTGTACGATTGATCTTAGCTCTGAATTCTTCTGGTAGTTCGTAAAATTCCTTAAGATCGCAGTCACAAATCTGTATAGTTTTCTCAGTTCCTTTAATGTGTAGCATATAGCCCACCTCCTCATTATAATGCATGTTGATTACGCGAAAAAAAAGAGGACCTGGTTCGTCACGCGACCAGATCCTCCATCCTTTTGGACTATTTTACAATAAAGGTCTTACACCTCGAAACAAATAAAAATCTGCGCCTAGCTTGCCGGCAAACGCAGATCTCTCAATGCTTTGGAGGTGCCACCCAGATTTGAACTGGGGAATAAAGGTTTTGCAGACCTTAAAAGAAAGGAGTAGAACAATCCTCTTCCTTAATCCCAGCAAATAATGCTTCTGTCAGGTTTTCCGCTAAACAATTTAATTTCGCCCATAAGATAAGCTGGCTCATGAATTTGTTCGGGTTTGAATATCCAGCATGGCGTGTAGTCATCTTTCCACACTGCACATATAGGATCTCGTTTATTGTTCTTTTTCCAGGTTTCCCATTCTTCGCGAGTTAATTCATGTGGCTCATGCTCTTCTATGTAGTTGATTGCGTTTGTTATTACTTGGCCTATTTTTATTCGCATTTCGTCCTTAAGCATCTCTGGAACGCATAGTACCCTTTTTACTGTATTTAAATTGACGATAATATCAGTCGAATTCATATAACTTCCTCCTCAATATCCTTTGAAAGGAAGTCTCGTCGGAATTGCTATAGATTCGAATCTAGTTTTACATACAGGGCACCTACATGGAACGATCTGATCAGGAGGGACGAAGGCTATACGTTCATTAAACAAACCGGAATTGTCGGTTACACAATCAACGACTTCATAGATGATGGAATGGCATTTGCTGCAAACAGGTCTAAATTCGATTCTTGCATCTGTTTGAGAATCAGCGGACTCTCCATTTTTACAAAAGAAATTATCCGGAGGAAACATTGAGTATTCCGAATCATTACATCGGCATGGACAAATTTCATCCGGGAAGGAAAGTTTTCCATTTACTTTATACGGTCTATGAACGCAATCTTTACACCGAATAGTAGGCATTATTCTCACTCCTTCTTTACAGGCCATTCAAATCCAAAGTCAGACCTTTTAATTTTGCATTTCGGTTCTCCATCTTTCCAGAACACGATTCCTTCGATTTTGTGTTCTCTTAGGTACTCTTTGATTCCTTCGAAAGTTCTTGGGACATTGATGACAATATCGCCATGCTTAACCAAAGTATCTTCTTTAATGTTGTATGGATTTCCATTAAAGTGAGGACCAACGGCTTCGTATGTACCGTTTTCTTCAAGCGCAAAATATGCCGACTGCATAAGCGCCTGAAGAAACCATTTAGAAGATGGATCTTCAATAGTGACAGGAACCCAGTGAGGCCAATGACCTGTTACCGGATCGGGATCACAGCAAGGAATGGCATTTGCAGGAGGAGTTTTTCCTTTTTTAGCATCGTATCTTTTGAAGAAATATCCGTCGATTACAGCACAGCATGCTCCGTCAATCTTTTCGGTGGCGATACCTTCTCCGTCAAGCACCCACTGAAGATCGGGAGAAGTGAGTTCCGGTGAAATATCCGTTACAGCATGGTCTTTGAAAGTCCTTTTAAAAAGTGTTGGGATCTTTTTCATTTGGTCGTATCTCCTTTCAAATAAGCCCAATTTAGTCTTTGTCCGCATACAGGACAGAATATCTTTGGCTTATTACGTTCTTTGAGAGAGATAGTTAGTTCTTTACAACGTGGACAGTATCCCGTCATTGCACCGACAATGTACTTCGATGGCTCCTCATCAACAACATCGAGTGCTTCGTTTCTCTTTAGAATATCTCGAATGTTGTCAAAGTCCACACAATCTTCAGCGTATTCTGTGTCCATGTAATCCATAGCCCATTGACATCCACCTAGATAAAACTTCGTGCAATCACGACAATTCATTTCTTTTCTCCTTCTCCAAATATCAGTTCACTATAAGGAAGTCCGTGAGCCCAATCAATGAAATCATGCCACTCCTTAAGCTTATGACCTTCTCTTTGATCACAAATATTCTTAAGAGCAGCATAACTCATCATGACAGATCTTTTCTGCAAATAGCTGCTTGGGAGTTCATGAACAAGTTTCTCCCAAGCAGTTTTATCAGTTTTGGATAGCTTAAGTTGAAAGTTAAGACGAGGAAGAAGATCGATCGAATAATACATCTTTTCTTCTTCATTAACGATACTGAAATCCTCAACTGTCAGTTCCCTTGAATTGAGTTTATGCATGGTACTTGTCGAAATCTTCTCAACGCCAGCCCTATATGTGTCGAATTCCTTCCACCAATAAAGTGGAGCTGTAATGTCAACATAGGCCATAATAAAACGAAGATGCTTGCAATGTTCGGGACCCGCAAGCATCAATTTTGTTGACAATTCTTTATCGTTCGGTCCGATCTCGATATATGAATCATCGTCTTCGAGCCAAGTGATTGTCGTATCATTTCTATTCCAACTGTTCATGGGGTTCCTCATCGCGTGCATGGCATATTCAATACCCTCAAAAGGAACAGTGGTTCTATCAAATATAATCATTCTTCTTCCTCCATTGAAGCCAGTTCAGCACCACAAATCGCGTAGCCAGCAAGATCGATATAGCTGTCTTCCTTGTAGTTACCAGTTGCAATTCTAGCCACTTTAAGAAGAGCCATCATCATGGCGACGTCCGAAGGCTTGATAATATCTTTTTTGAGATAGGCGTTCCAGAGTTTAGCGATAGTACTGAAGTTGTTTTCAGGAGATCCATACTGCTGCTCACGGTCCTGGCAGACAATTTGTTCTACTTTTGCAATTGCTTCCTTACGATTAATCATTGTTAAATATCCTCCTCATTCTCGAAATCCATATAGAGCATACTCGGTTGTACACCACTATTGTGCTGGTACTTCTTTGAAGAGTATTTATTATACTCACCAAGAAGTGTATGATAGTAAATTTGACAAATGGGAACGTTGGGATAGATTCTAATCGGTTCAATGCAATGAATTTCAAGCGTCCAGTATCCGCTGAATCCAACATCACCGAACCCAGCTGTTACGTGAACAAAAAGGCCAAGCCTTCCGATGGAAGACCGGCCTTCAAGCATTGGTACAAACCCGATTGTTTCTGTGTATTCATTGGTTCTACCAAGATAAAGTTTGTTTGGCTCAAGAACAAGACCGTCTGAAGGAATAATAATCTTTTCATACTTGTTCTTTTTCTTCATGTCCAGAATATCTTCTGTGTAGACAAGAAGTTCATTGTTGAGTGTTAAGTTGTAGCTATTTGGACCGAGATTCTTTCTATCAAAAGGACTGATATAAATCTCTCTTCCCAAATGCCTTTCAATTTCGATTCCTGATAGCAGCAAATATCATCACCTCTTCTGTCTAATTACCAGTTCTAGTCCAACGGCATCAAGCATTTTTATTATTCGGTTAAACTGAGAAAGATTTCGTCCGTTCAAGTATAGGTAAAAGGTGCTTTCTGTCATACCAGCAGCTTCTACTATTTTGCTCCTTGGTATTTTCTTAATCCTTCTCATATCATCGAATATCCGTAGTATTTCGTTGGCAGTCATACCTTTGTCTGTTTTTATTTTGTGCCATTTAACTCCATAGATTGTGCCCATTGTTTCTGGATCAGTTCTTGTGTAATACTCAAAAATATCCGGTTTGGCAAAATTTACAAAGTCGTCTATCTCATTTTTATTCTTTGATTCAAAGGTATGCATTACTTACCTTCTTTCTGAGATCCTTGATTATCTCTGATAGCTCAAAATCTATCATGGCGACTTTTCCCTTAATTTCATCGTTTGCCAAATGAGGTACTTCTGAATCGAATATCTTTTTATACATTTCAAAGCGTTTGAGAATCATGAGATTTATGTATTCTTCACTTGGAACCGATGATGAATCAATTCCCAGTATTCTTTGAATTTCCTTTGACAGTGGAATGTCTTGTTCATTCATCCTCAACCACCTCATAAGTCTTCTCAAAAATATCCGGTTTACAAGGGTACTGTTCGCCATTAACACCGGTAATGATGTAATCACCAACAGATGCGTGCATGACTCCTTCGAGAGTCTGAATATCCATTTCTTTGTCAGTTTGATACGCTTCGATAACAACAGGCTTCTTACGATACTTCATAATCATTACTCCTTAAAATTCAGAATAGTCGAGTCCGAGATCCTTACATCTTTTGTAAAATTCTTCTTTTGTGAGATTATCCATAAAAGTTGACGTGCCACCACGTTTCCTTTCTGAAATCCAGGTGTATACATCATCCACCTTGTATAAATTCAGTCCTTGAATCTTAGAAAATACTTTCAGCTTTCCTCTAGCTATAGCTGACGTTATAGTTTGCGGTGAGCATTCAAGCACTTGTAAAAGGTCTCTTGTCGTTAGAAGTCTTGTATATTCCACTTTCATATAAATCATCCTTTCTTTATAAGTTATCTTTTAGAAACCAGAATAGAATTAAAAGAACCGCTAATACAATCACGACAATTATTCCTTCATAGATGTATTCATCGATATAAATCAATTGTGTCCGCCTCCTAAGTCGTAACCAATTGATCCCATTTCAGGATCTGCCACCAGCACAACATTTGAGTAATGCGTGAGGTAGTATTTCCCATTAACGAGAACCTGAACAACGTCGCTATCGTCATAATCTCGCCACTGAGTTACCCTTCCTTCAACAATATCTTTCCCGGGAAGCGAAACGTATGCGTAGTGCATGGTCTGAACGTCGGATCCACCGACAGCTCGATTACCAAGCATTCTTGTAGCACACGATGTCATAGTAGCAGTGAGAACGACGAGCATAAGGATGAGAACAATCTTTTTCATAAAATATCTTCCTTTCATCTGGTAGTTATTTGTCCGTCTTTATCGACGATTACGGTTTTAGGGTCTTCTTTATTGGTTCTCGAATAGAATATCATTGTGTCGTCCATAGAGTCTCTATGCCTAAAGTAAAACGGAACATTTTCGATCGACTTGTGAACCGTTGGCGTTATATGAATTCCATCTTTTCTTTTTGAATAATCAATTGTGATTTTACTTAAGAGAGCACCGAAGTTTTCAACAAGTACTTTCTTTATGGCTAGAACCTGTTCTACGGAGACATCTCGGTTATACCTACCTGTAACGAATATCTCCGGTTCCCTATAATAGACTTCTCTATATATACTAGGCATTTACATTTCTCCTTTAGCATATAAAACCGCATCTTCTCTTTTGTAAAAGAAATGAATACCAGCTGAACACTCTGCGAAACGATTTATATCAAACGCGTCACCGACAGGTTTAACAGTCATTCCAACAACATAATCTATCGGCTGTTGTCTAAACATTGATTCTGCCGTAATGTCACAAGCAACACTGTGTCCGTTCAAATCCTGAATATCCAGCACAACAGCCTTATCGCATCGGCATTTTGCAGTCGTTGCTGATGATCGTTTTGCATCTTCAGGAATATACAGTTTGACTATTACCCGTTCCATCAAACGTCCGTCCCTTCTGGCATAACATGCTTTCCATCCAACGAACGCTCCTTTCTCAGGACATCTAAGTGGAATGTTTAAATCGCTAGCATTTATAGCACCGGATAGGTCGGCGTATTCAAAACATGTGTTTTCATCAGTTTTTGCGTTTGCAAAATCGGTTCCGTAAAAGGTGCATCCAAATAAGTTTGCACCGCATAAGTTTGCGTTTCGCAGACTTGAACAAACAAAAGTACTATCGCATAAGTAACAGTTGTGAAAATCGACACCGTACATTTCGCAGTCATCAAATATTGCATCTTGTAAATGCATTTTTGCAAAAATGGCATGTCTCAAGTCTGCGTTTCGAATCCGAAGATTGTAAATTATTTTAAGTGTTGAAAAATCAGCCCGAAGTCTGTTTTCTATAAATTGACTTTCCGGATCAAGCAGCCTTTCATGATTGATCTTAAGCCATAGCCCATGTTTAAAAATCGCACTTCTTATTTTGTTTCTGGTATCTTCATCAGAACAGGTAATCTGCTGTAGCCAACCAAATATCCGGTTCATCTTTTATTTCCTTTCTTAATTCCAAACAGCCATTTAAAATACTCGATCCAGGGATGCCGCTTTTTATTTTTTGGGTGATAACCAACCGGATTCACAAGTTGCCATGTAAAAAGATCTCTTCTATGATTGATCTGCATTATTATCCTCCTTCAACAAAAGCCTTAACACGGCAAGTAATTAGCTCGCCATAGTCCGTTATTTCATAGCAATCATCGAGATTTTCGTCATTCAATAAAAGATCGGGATGAACATAGTAGACTATGCATCCCGGATACAAATTATTCATCTCATTTTTCATTTCGGTTAGAATGCACCTAATTGTTTCTCGAGGTTCTTGACGAAGGGCATTTAAAAAATCTTTTGTGACTATTCGTCTGCTTTCAATGTAGGTGATGCTATTTCCCTCACTCGTTTTCGTTGTTATTCACCTCCTTCGTAAATATCCAGATACTTGGTTTTGATCCATCCTTTCTCAGTTAAACACCTCTCTTCTGTATAAATTAAAATTTGGAATGTTTTGTTTGGTTTAATCCACCCCTTTCTTTTTCCAGTTATACTATAAACGGCAACTCGTCCGTTCGCTTTAACTTTTCCATAAGTATTCTTCGTTTTTATCGGTTCAGTCTCGGATAAATATCTTCCATTAATCCATCCGACACCATATTCGCCAAAACCATCGATCTTATACCAGGTTGTTTTACCGACTTTTCTGGAATCTGAAATATCAACAGCCCATCCAAATTCAATGTGACCGCAAACGTCAGAATGCACATTTGGCTTTACTCTGACGTTGATAGAGCCAGTTTCGCAGATGCCGTACATTGTTACACTTTCGGCATCTGAATCTGTAAATATCAGAAAAGTAAAAAGAGAAACGAGGATCGCGCACACGATAATATTCACAATGACTCTTTTCACGATAAATATCTTCCTTTCAGAAAGCTACTTCCACGATCTGTTTCCAATAATTGCCTGTGCTTCCTCGTAGCACAGATGATTAAACCATTTCCATCGATGGAAAAATTTAGATAGTTTTCTATGCCGTATGATGAAACGTAAAATATCTCGAATACGTTTATGCATCTTGTTCACCTCTTTTCAGATAGCTATTCATGATTAAATTTCACGAGTCACAAAGTAGTAATAAACATCATCATAAGCACCCTCTATACAGATAGCGGGGTGTTCGAATTGTTGTTCAAAAGGACCATCATCGCAAACTGAGGTCCTAATATAACAATCCATTGACATAAGAAATCCCTCGCGGTCTTTAACTTTTTCGTCTATGATACGTTTTGCGTCTTCTTCACTTTTTGCAAGATCTACAAAAGTATCACAATATGTGTCTGGATAATCACGATTGTTATACCCATAAATTTGGCCGCTTTCGAGAATCACATAGATTGTCATAAAATATCCTCCTTATAAAACGTGGAGCTTGCCATCAATTACGTAAATAACAGATTCCTGACCGTCGTAATCGCTAATCATGTAATCCGTTGCCTCATCAGGTACATCCACAATAACAAGGCATGTGCAAGTAAAAGCGTTTTTACCTTCACTTATAAGTTTTTCGACTAACTCAATTAATCTCGGATCGTTTCTTTGAATTTTCCAAGAATAGTCGAATTCTGAACGGTACTCATCGGGAATGTCAAATCCACCAAAGCAATTGTTGATGACCAGTTTCATAGTTGGTCCCTCCTAAAAAAATTAAAGAGGATTATGTCGCACATCCGCACGTGCAATTATCGATAGAACGCGGGTCTATCATTACATGTCCTCTTCATTTAAAAGCGTGTTTCTTACGCGAGAAAAAAAAGAAAGGAGCGTTTTAAGCTCCTCATATTTATTATCGATCTCTGTCAAAAAGGTATACATAAACATCTGTTACTTTTTCGAGCTTTTCGTCATCATCAACAAAATTGCCCGCTTTTTTAAAAATGTTTTTCAACCATTCTTTAATCTTTTTAAACATGAGCTTCACCTCCATTATCAGAAATGTTTCTCAGACGAACACAATTCTAATTTAACTTTCTCATACCAATATGAGTGGGTAACTTCTTTTGCACGTTTGGCTGTAAATGTAATGACACCATTTTCTATTGTCCTATCAAACAAATATGGATTGTTTATATGAGTAGCCTTATCTTGTTTATGAATCATTTTATTTATTGAGCACCGTGCTAAAGATACGCAGTCACAAATATCTTCGATATCAACTAATTCAACTTTTTCATCATAAGATTCGTAATATACTTTCTTGTGAAAACAAGCGTAAACAGTAATGTCTACATTTTCATTAAAATCAATATGCATTATTCATTTCTCCTTTCATTTAAAAAAGAAGAGTCCCTGTTACAGGACTCATTCGTCTTTAGATCCGTTATCTGCTTCTTCGTGTAATGAATCAAGCCAGTTTTTCATACCAGGCCATGGTTTTTCTTTTTCTTCGACAGCTCGCCTCCAACTTTCAATTTTTCGCTGTTGCTTTTCATAATATGCAGCGTCCATTGCTTCTTTTGAAAACATGCCATCAAATAAGTCATACATATAGCTAAGTACCCAAACACATCCGTCTTTAAATCCATCTTCTTTTCCAGATTTGTAGATCTCGTCAAATTGCTTTTTAAACTCTTCTTTTGTCTCGAATACCATATATGGCTTTTTCTTTTTTGCCATATAAATCACCTCCATTATCTAGAATGTTTGAGACGCGTTTTTTTCCAAAAATCCCACCCGGGAATTTTTTGGATTTGAAAAAAATAAGAGAAGGCAGCCTCCGCAAGCACTTTTGATTATCCAGTGAGCATATGCTCAAATAGGTCTCTAACGCCTATACCATCCTTGATGTCTTAAGGGTGAATAATCTTTCCTTCTCATTAAGACACATGTTTCTTACGCGAAGGTTTTCATTTTATTCAAACAGCTTCTCACTTCGTTCGAAACTAAAAAAATAAAAGCCCATGCTCCTCAAGCGAGGAGCACAAGCTTAAATCAAAGTGAAAGGCGGCACTCCCGACTGGTGTTTATCCGCTCCCGCCAATTGTACTACCAGTGAGGTGTGTGGTTTTGGTTCTGCTCACGTGAAAAAAATTAATTTTTAGTGATTCAGCAAGATATGGTAGTAAAAAGGACTACTCCGAACTTCCATTTTGATTTAGTAAGGATACCGTCCTTCAGGATACATAGGATAGTGACCGCTCTGCCTCATATTGGCTTGACGAGCACCTTCATTGTATCCCTGACTATATCCTTCTGCGTAACTCTGGCCAGAGTCTCTACTTACATATCTCATGCGTCTACCGGACATGTTACCCTCGTTAGGAGACTCATCGTACTCCTCAGGATGCTCCATGCCTCTAGCAGCCAGCATGTTCTTTTTTGTGCGCCAAAGTTTCTCAATTTTATCGAGATCGGACTCTGTCATTGCTCCAGTCTTCTTGAACTTATCAGCGAGCATTTCAAGTTCTTTACAAACCTGATTCTTATGAACTTCATAGACTTCATATTCAGTCATCGCTTATTCCTCCTTACGCCAAACGAGTTACTTCGACATTTAAATTGCGAAGATTTAGTGCACTCGCCGGTGTTGTTGCTGGATCAGCGCTGACTGAAGCATTTTCGATACTAACCGTATAGCAACATCCTGCAGGAGTGTCGATTATCGCAAATCCACTGACGTTCCAATATGCATTTACGGCGGTTGGAGTTGCAGCCGCAATAGAAGTCGGTACAACTTCACCATCAATGGCAATACCAAGCTGGATTTCACCAGGGGTTCCCCCTTCCGGTATAGCGATATTACCGTCAAAAGCCACTCTGTATCTCGCAAAGCTAGCACAAGGATTATTGACAATTCCTCTTAAAGTCAGAATTCCGCTTCCTGGGCGATGCAATACATTGCGTCTAGGACAGCCAATCGCTGTATTGAAAAGAGCTGCTGCTCCCGGTTGGACAAGTTGAACCTCATTGTAAATAAACTCTGCCATTTTGAATTCCTCCAAATCAACATTAGATAGGATTCACTTTGCTTTTTTAAATTTTGGACTGCCGTAATCCTATCTAAAAGAAGGGCTGCCTAAGATAGACAGCCCTTGAATGATTAATCAGGTGTTACGCCGCTCCATAACCGCATCCGCATCCGCCATAACCGAAGTTCTGGCCACAGCAGTTAGGATTCTGAACAATATATGCAGGCCGTGCAACGGGAGCCAGATACTGCTCAAGAGCAGCTGTCTGAGCCTCATTATTGGCGACGAGCGCTGCAGTCTGTGCGGACTGAGAAGAAGCAAGCTGAGCCATTTGAAGCTGCTGACGAAGCATAGCAATTGTCTCATTCTTAGCGTCAATCTTATCCTGGCACATAGTGTCAAGAATACGCTGAGTAGAAGCATTGTTAGCTTCAATTACGTCACGAAGTGCCATAGACACTGCGTTTCTGTCAGCGCAAGCTTCAGTTGCAACTGTGTACTTCACATCTGCAAGGCCAAGTCTGTTCTCGCAACAGCAGTTCTGCATAGAGCTCTGAAGATTACCGAAACCAGTCAGGAGACTATTCTGAATCCCATTGATACCATTTGTCAGAGTGCTCTGGTCGAAACCACGCTGAATATCTGCGTTAGTTCCGCCATTATTACCCCAACCATTGTTTCCCCATCCGCCCATAAATATAAGCAGGATGATGATCCACCAAGCGTTGTCTCCACCGAAACCAAAGCCACCATTACCGCCAAAAGACTGAGGAACAACAGGCATATACATTCCAGTATTTTCGCTATTCATAGAGATTCGCTCCTTTTATTAAATATCATTACAATAAAAATAACCTTGGAAGCCAAAATAGCCCAAGGGAATCTCCTTCTTTCTATGAAATTATTCGAAAATATCACGGCCAATGTTCTTGCTTATGCGTTTCATCATCTTTTATATGGTGTTCATCATAGAATCCAAAATCGTCGATAATCTTCACACAAGCAAGAAATGATCCAAGAACAAATGCAATAATAAAAATAGCCACCAAAGTGGCTTTTAATATTTCGAGCATTTAGCTTACACCTGATTTGTGAAAATACTTGTACGAGTTGTACGCTCACGTTTATACATCTGAATAAGAACAAAATCGTTATCTTTCTGGAATTCAATATAGATCTCAAAATCACTATTAGTATCGACACCGTTGAGATTAAACGAAGCCGGGAACAATGACGAGAGCTTATATGTCTGTATCGATGAACCAAAAATCTTTTCACTAAATACGAGAGCCGGCATAATAATTGTGTCAAGTATACTATCTACAGTATTGTCTGACTTTCCTACTGAATAATAAGCATTAAATCTAATGAACACGGGAGCATTACGTGCAATAGCAGCATCGAGTTCTGCAAATGTCGTTTTAGATTCATACGAAGGATTGTTTGTATCACGATTTGTATCGTCCAAATCAACATAGAACGGAGCGCATTTTACAAGATTGCTGTCGATCCCCGTATAAGTCGTTTCTTCCATGTAAATCCTGGAATTAGACGGTTTCTCCGGAAGCCAGAATTCAAGGACTTGAGGGGTCTTATTCGCAACATAAAGAGAGAAAACTGTCGTATTTGCATCACTAGGATCGGTTAAAAGACTAATTGCAGGAAGCATACCGTTGTCATATGTAAATTTATCTTTTTTGCTATTATAGATTTTATCGTTGATCTGTACATTAAATTCTTTTTCATTTAAAAACAGATCTACAAGATGACTAGTGAGTTCTTCGGTCAAAGGTATTGTAACGTAATATCCGTCGACACCTCCATTTCCGTCATCAAATCCAACAAAATCATCGGCAGTAAAGTCACCGAGTGTCTCAGCCAATTCTGTAGTACTATATCCATATCCCGGCTGCTGAATCCATTCACCATTAAGAGAGATAAGAGCATTGCCATCCTGAGTAGGAGTTGGAAGCCCGCCGCCAATGCTAGTGGGCCCCTCAAAAACAGAACGTTTATTGAAACCATCTTTATCAATCATGGTAACAACAGTTTTTCTAAGCTGACTTTCGTCAAAACCACGTTTGGACATAATAAATATCCTCCTAAAATTAAGTCACAGGTTCGCCGTTAGAGTCGAACACAGTGTTATAGTGAACTGTAGCATTAGTTGCTCCCCAAGGAGCGCCAGTTGCCGAAGAAGAATCAGAAGCGAATGGGACGTAAATATCTGTGAGAGCAGCACACGCGTAAAAAGCCGACGCGTCAATCTGTGTTGCCGATGGAAGATTTATTGATTTCAAAGATTTACAATCACTAAAAGAATAGCTATCAATCCTGACAGCTTTTGGAATATAAACAGATTCAAGTTTTTTACACGTTGCAAAAAAACTACTTCCTATCTCTATAATATTTGGTAAGGATGCTTCTACAAGATTTTCGCATCCTTTAAAACATTGAGATCTATTATCAGAAGTGTTAGCAGACGGTAAAGAAATATGAGTCAAACTGTGGCAGCTATCAAAAACATAAGCTCCGTCAATAGTAGCCAGTGGCAAATTAACAGATACTAAACTTGAACATCCAGAGAATGCATATCCTTTAAGTGATGTTGCATTATCAAAGGAAATCGAAGATATACTAGTGCAGTCCCTAAATGCACCTTCACCAATCAAGGTAGCACGAGGGAAATTAATATCAGTTAGATTACTGCAGTTCCTAAATGCATTTGAGTTAATCACGGTAACAAGAGGGAAATCAACATCGGTTAGACTCTCACATTTATAAAACGCATACATACCAATCGAGGTAACAAGAGGGAAATCAACATCGTTCAGACTCTTGCATTCATAAAATACGTTCTTACCAATTAAGGTGACAAGAGGAAAACTGACACTGACTAAATTTGTACAACTATCAAAAAGACCTTCGTTCATGGATGTTATTTTAGGAATTAAGACTGATTCTAGTCCACTACATCTACTGAACGCATACTTACCAATCGAGGTCGCTTCTGGAAGCGAAACACTTTGTAAACTATATAAACCATCAAACGCATATTGATCGACATCTACGATTTCATCGTCAACGAATTCAGTTAATGTTCCTTCTAAATATTGTTTCAGCGCAACTTCGTCAGTTAAGGAATCTATCGTATTCAAGATATATCACCAACTTTTTATTCAATTACCGGTTCACCATTTTCATCAAACACTGTATTGTAGTGAACTGTTGAGTCAGCTTTTGCCCCCCAAGGAGCATTCTGGGCATATTCAGAATCTTCTGAGAAACTAACGTAAATGTCCAAAGTATATGCGGCGAAAGCACGTGAACTAATATTAGTGACAGACGGCAAATAATATTTTTTCATTTGTGCGCAACTATGAAAAGCTAAAGAACCTATTTTTGTAACCTTCGGTATAGTGAGCGAAGTGAGATTTGAGTAACTGAAAGCCTCGTCTTTAAGTTCCGTTGCTTCTGGTAAATAAGCAGAAATGAGATACGAGTTATTAGTAAACATACGTTCAGTAACAACTTTAAGTTTTGGTAAAGATATATTTTGTACTTTTATACCGTCAAACACTCGTGTATTACCAGCTGTAACCATAGAAGGAAGATTCATTTCCGTTAAATTAGAACATCCTGCGAACGCTAAAGAGCCAAGTGCTTCCATCTTCGGGAGATCTGCAAATTTGAGATTAGTACAGCCTTGGAATGCATAGTTTCCAGCGGACAAAGCATTTGGCAAATAAATTTCCGTAACATACCTTTTATTCGACAATCCATATTCTCTCACAAACGTAATTGTCGGACTCTTAACTTTCACAGACTCGCCTTTAATTATCTTTCTAAGAATTGATCCTGTGAAGTTAAACTGAGCAATATAATCCTGAGCGCTAACAACTGTGTCAATCGCAGGTTCCCATCCCGTAAATACGTATTCTTCAGGATTGTCAACGCCGCTCTTAACAGGATCCGTTTCACCAAAGTCGGGAGTAGATCCGTAAGGAAGAGTGACAGATTTAAGAACGGTAGATCCATCCATAAAGTTAATCGTATAACTTCTAACAGTCGAAGTATACGCAGCATAGATTGTTCTTGTTGCAGTAACGTTCTTCGTTGCACCATCCGAGGCGATACCACCAATTGTCGTACTCCATCCAGCAAACGTGAATGTATACTGAGCTGTAGCTTCCCTTGCGGGCCGTCCGTTCCATGCGCCATTTCCAGGAATAGTAAATTCTTCCCTATAGAGAACTTCTGTACCAGAGTAATCCATGTAAATAAGTTCAAAGGTAAGAAGACTATACTCGACTTCAATATTAGGATATCTTGTTTTATAGTCGTTAAGCTTAGCTTCGGAAATAGAAGTAAGACTTACTTTGCCACTAACCTGAGCTTTATTAACATTAGCACCGGTTTCGTCAAGACCCCTCATTGTGTCAAGAAGGTTATAGAAAATATCCGCTTCTTCAATAGAAGCGAACGTCTTGCTAATACCAATTGCACGAACTCGGGATCCAGCAGGCATTCCCTGAATCATCGTAGCAGGATCAATCACACTGCTATGATTCTCGATCCAAAGAGTTGTAATATTAGAAGTTCCAGCAATACTAAACGAAGTAAGAGCTGTCTGATTCCTGAGAATAAGACTTGTGATCGTTGCAGGAAGCTGAAGAGTTCTAAGAATGCCACCGTTCGGAAGAGATACGCTCGTAATCTGAGTTCCACCAAGATATACCCTTTCAATGTTCGGACAATTAGAAAGGTTAATCGTCTTCTGGTTTCCGCTTCCAAGAGCTGTACAGTTTCTAGCATCCAGTTCTTTAAGAAGAGCATTAGTACCAAGTGTAAGCTCAGTCATGTTAAGATTCTCATAGTTTGAATCTGCGTCGCCAACTTTAATCTTCTGAAGCCTGGTTGCTTTAGAAAAATCTGCAAAGCCAACCTTGAGCAGAGACAGATCACCAATTTCAGCAATCTGAGAAGCTGAATAAATATAGATTTCGGTATCGGTCATTTCATCAATAGGACAAGGAAGCGTGGTAGGTACACCATGCTGACCTCTTTCCTGAACAATGTACGACGCGTACTTGATAGTTGGATAAATATCTGCATAAGGAGTAACCGTGATGTCAGCTTTAGCGTAACCTCTTAGCTGAATTACATCCGTAAGCGCGTCGCCAGCATTCCATTTTGAATCCATGTACCTAAATCTATTATAAAGCCACCATTTACGCTGCTCCTCTTTAGAGCCCTGCATCATAGGAAGGTAAACTGCTGTCGGTTCCTTACCAGTATCAGGCGCAATAAGAGGATCGATGTACTTGAACCAGGAATCTTCAATCCAGATAGCTTCCGGCCATGCAGCCTGATGATCTTCAAAGCGCTTTTCAACATTATCGTAAGAAAGCGTGCCGTTAGATCTAAGAGTCTGGTACATCTGCTGAATTTCAATCTTATAGGCATCTCTTACATTCATCCAAAGAACACTGTTCTGGCCATTGAAGACATTGGCACCACCGGAAAGATGATCGGTATCCTCAAGAGAGAAGCCGAACACAAGAGAACCTTCGTTGTTTGTACCAATAGCGGTATCCATATCATAAGGTTCGGCAACGGCTTTTCTGTCAATAGCCAGATTAAGACTCGGATCAGTGTCAGATCCAGAGAAGCCTATAAAGAGGTTCTTTGCTCTGGAGTCAACCATAAGGAAGAACTCTGTGAACAAATAATAGAATATGAAGGAATTGACTTCAGCATAGTTACCGAATTCGTTCTTAAATTTAGCAAGTCTGTACTCAGCCGTATCTTTTGTATAAGTCACATTAGAATATACAACCGGACTTGCAAGATCTTCTCCAGTCGCAGCACTTCTGTCAGTTGACACAATAAAAGACTGAAGTTCCTGAAGCTTTGTATAGTTGACCCAACTGTCATCAGGGAAACGAGCTTCATAGTCGTATCTCCAACGTTCTTTTGTGTCGCCAGTTTCTGGGTCTGTATACATCGTTTCATCGAAGTAATCAGTCTTAAAGAGCATCAGATTCGAAGTGTTGTTCTGGAACTCCCAAGATTCCATGTCTCCGGAATATCCGTAAGGTCCAGGAGCACGTTTCGGGAGGTTAAAATTGTATTTACCAAGGAAAGAAGTTGCTCCGGTTGTAGCATTCTTCCAGAACATTACAATCGGGAAACCATAAATACCCTGTCTGATCCTGCTGTCAGCGAGCATTTCCCTTGTCTTAAAGGGACTAATTTCACAATAAAGTTTAACAAGTTCGACGTTATTGGCGCCTTCAGAAGAGGCAACGTCCGCCTTCGTGACAAAACGGTTGAACGGCACAATGGTATCAGTAAGCGCGTAATTATCCGCATGAGAACCGCTCTGTGTCATCTCAAAGCCATTCTTAAACTGAAGGTCGTAATTCTTTCTAGCATAAGGAGCAGAAGAAGTACCCTGAACATTAATCTGGCATCCAGTAAATGTAAAAGACTTAACAGGATTTGCAGGATCAACATAAGTACCGGAAACCGTCTTCTTATCGCCTTTATACTGAGGAAGCTGCTCTGCTTCAACGATCATATAAGGCAGATCTCTCGGAAGCTTAGAAGCGATAATGTTACCATAAATATCATAAACATTATTCCGCTCGTAAAGCTCAGCCCTCTTGCTAATATCTCTTGTATCAGCAATAAAGTTGTTGAGAACCTGATTCCTTGTAAGATTGTTGTCGTAAATACGAATAGTATACAGGTCAATTGTGCAATCCGAGCTTCCGATTGAAATATCAACAGGATTCCTCTGAGAGAAGTCATCATCACTAGGATACTGTACAACACCAGAAGGAATGCCGTTAATATAAATCATGAGAAGTCTGTCTTCAGATCTCTTGTCGCACACAAATGTCAAGCGAATATGCTCATTTTCCTTGTATCTGGTTGTGACAGAAGACTGTTCAGAGGTCAAAGTTGCAGTCTGAGGGGTGATCAGAAGACCGATGTTGTCACTGATACAACTAAGAATCGTTGCATCGTAACTCAAAACCGACCTTGTCGAGAACTCGATCTCTATCGTCTTGCCCTTTGTTCTGAAGTCGTTCTCAAAGAGTCTATAAGGAATAGTAATCCTGGCATCGCCACCGACTCTAAGAACATCCTGACCTTCTTCGTCTTTAACCCAGCCATCTGAAGAGAAGTTGAAGCCTGTAAGAGTAGCAGAAATATCATTATTGGTGTCTTGCCAAACAGCTCTTCCCTCTTCACTCTCATTATTACTTCTTCCGTAACTTGTGAGATAAAGTTTAAGAGAGTCTGTTTCAGCTTCCGCCATGTCAGTCTCTGTAACAGTGACATTAAACGTCTTTGTTACACCTTCGCTACTGATAACAATCGTATTGGAACCAGAAATATCCATACGAATGTTGTAAGTGTGACGAGTTCTATCGACAACCTGGCTTGAAATTACAGTTCCGTTAAGCGAAATATCAACAGGAGCCGTAAGCATACCAGGTTTATAGACAATGTAGTCAAGAACAATCGAACTATACTGAGAAACAGATGTCGATGCGATGTTAGCCGACAGAATAGTCTCAGTTCCTTCGTCCGTGGCAAAGAGAATATTGTAAGAAATTACGTTACTACGAATAGTCTGTTCGTTAATTACAGATTCAAAGTAGCATCTAATCAAATGAGATCCGTGAGAAAGCGGCTGAATCTCAAAAGTTCTCTGGTGTCCAGATGTAGTAATCGTCTGGGAATCAACAACCGTTCCGTCAATTTCCAAATATACAGTCTTCTCGATGTCACCATGAGCGATATATGGGAACGTAAACTGAGAAGTATAAACAATACTCGGATCAAAGACAGAAGTTATAAGAAGCTCGATGCACTTAATGTTGAATGCAATGGTTCTGGAGTTGCCATAGACATCCGCAATTCTAAGCTTTACACGGTTGTCACCAGCAGTCAAAATATCTTTGACATTGACGCTGACACTACCCTGATGTACATCCGTAGTCCTAACAATTGAGTCGTTGTTAATGATGTAGAGTACGCCATCTCCAGTAGAAATTTCTTCTTCAAGAGAAGACCAAGTAAGAGACAGCAAAATATCCGTACCAATAGCAACTGCAGTGCTAAGCCATCCCGTTGTGTTCTGAACAGTGAGAACAGCATTATTGGTACTTCCGCCTCCACCACCTCCGCCTATTCCGGTGATGGAGAACAATACATCGTCGCCACGAGTGAAATATGCTACACCGTTTTCAACATAAGCGCCATCAACAGTCTTAGACATGTCTTCTTCGACTGCGTTTACCCTGTCCGAAAGCGCGGTATAGCTGTCAGGAACACTTGCTCTAGCCTCTTCTGCTTTTGCTTGAATGGCGGCGAGCTGAGCTTCTCCAGCTTCGTTAATATTATCTATCATCTCAGTTGTGATCTGATCAGCAACGGCATCGACTCCAACAAATTCGCCATTTGCACCCTTGTATCTCATCTGAGAACGTTTAATCGATACTGGCATATCACACTCTCCTTTTTATCCAAGTCTTGCAGCGCTGTCTTTAAGAATGTTCAGTATCTCAGTAAGTCCAATCTTAGAGCAATTTGTCCCATCAATAAGAGTTGCTCCGCTTGAAATATCCGTAGTGGTAACGTATGCCTGATTGTTAATCATAAAGTATGATCCTTCTGAAATAGCACTAACAGCTTTCATAGCAATGCCTTCCATAACAACATCTGGCGAAATATCTTTAAGACGATCGACATATTCTTTTGTGGTAAGATCGCTGCCATCAGTCGGGTTGTCAGCACTTACTTTACCAGCAAACCAAGCATTACCATCCCAGTCAAGAGTGTAAGCATTGGATCTATCGCTGACACTTGTCCCATTACCAACAATATCCGCATAAACACCGCTTGCAACGTTATACCTACCTTGCACATGCTGATCGTTAGCAACGGCCCTTGTGCCAATGCCTTCAGCATGAGAACGTTGGCCATTTGCTATATTACTTTCACCTTCAGCATGAGCTGCTCTGCCAGTTGCACTTGTAGAATATCCTTCTGCAAAGGAACCAAGTCCGCTCGCAACCTGAGAAACACGTACAGTATTACCACCTTCGACATATGCAAAATCCTTAGTCTTTGCAGATCCTGTTCCCGTTCCAGAAGTAACCGGTATTCTGCTAAATTCATTTGTCAGTTTATTAGCGGACCAAGTATTGCTCACATATCCAGCGCCAGCATTATCGTTAATGGCATTAGTTCCAGGTTCACCTTTTGGACCCTGAGGCCCACGAGGACCCTCAGGACCTTGAGGACCACGTTCACCCTGTTCGCCTTGGAATCCTTGAGGACCACGTGGACCCTGCTCACCCTGAGGACCGCGCTCACCCTTAGGACCTTGATAACCTCTTGGACCCTGAAGACCTTGTGGTCCTCTTAAGCCTTGAGGACCCTGAGGACCACGTGGACCCTGCTCACCTTGGTATCCCTGAGGTCCACGAGGACCAACGTCACCTTTAGGAACGCCAATTGTCAAAAGACCGTCTTCATACTTTGCTGTAGCTTCAGATCCAGGAGAAAGAGTCACTGCTGTAGCAGAAATACTTTCAACTTTTTCAACCGCAGCTTCGCATCTATCGATAGCTTCGTTCAAAGCGTTAAGGATCTGGTCTATGGCTCTCTGCTCGACTGGTTCTGGTTCAACATCAGCTATCTCTGCCCTCGGACGAACTGGAATCTCAATGACGTATCTTGTTTCACCATCTGTTTCTCCGTCATGCAAGTAAAGCCAGGCAATAACTGTTGCCGGCTTTTGTAGCAGAATATCCGGAATTGGCACAACGCCATTTGTACCGAACTGAAGCAAAGATTTAGTGTCTCCCTTTGTTGCATAATGCATTTCAAAGGAAGCGGGCAGGTTTGGAAACTCGCTAATATCCAAAACCTGTCCGTAATCGTATTGATGAACTGCCCTGGTCATAAAGAACCCGTTTTTATGAAAACGAACGTACACGATATGATTACTACCGGACATCTTTTACACCTCTTTAATAATTCTTCAAGAACAGGGCAGTTTCATATGTTTTTACCTAACATTTCCCTGTCCAATTATCTGTCCAGCTGTCTGCTGAGCTTGCTGAATCTGCTGTCCTGTTACCTGAGGACGAGTCTGTTGCAGATAGTTGAACACCTGATTTGGATCGTTCTGAATGTTGTCCGGAATATCCGGGAAATACTGCTTTACAAATGCAGCGGGATTCATCATGGCTCTCATGACGTTTGCCATCATCTGCATGGGGTTCTGATTAGGCATCTGAGGCATTTGAGGAATTTGCGGTGACTGCGGAGAGGGCATACCGCCACCAAAGAACTGCTGGAACAAAGGATTAACCATTATTGTTGCCTCCCTTGTTTACATTGTTCTGACCATTCTGGTTATTACTTCCATTTTGATTCTTTCGATAGTTCTGATTATTGAAAGATTCTTTCAGACTCTGGATCTCTTCTTTAAGGGATGCAAAGTCCTCTTTGGTGACATACTGTGCGGACGAAGTATTGCCAGATACGCCAAGTTGAGTCCATTTTTCCTGTGAAGCATAAGGAATTCTTACAATAGGATTCGGAATCCCCATTGCGTTCCAGCTTTTAAGGAAGATAGCAGTATCTGTTGAATCCCAGAGTGGAATTGGCTGATTTGCCGGCCATCCAGGAGGCATCTGATAGGCTCTTGCTCCAACTTCTCCTTCAACCCATTCCCAGTATTTTGGCTGGGTCATCTGAGTCTGAGGCGGCTGAGTTGGAGGATTGTATATTGCCGGCTGTTGCTGCATCGAAGCAAGGCCGGGATAGGTCTGCGGGAAAAAGTTATACGGATTGTAATAATTCGGCATAACGTTTTCAGTCCTTTCTTAAATAACACGCCAGAAAAAACTGGGAACTGTGTTGCCAGAATCCCAGCTATCGTAATAGTTGCCGTTAATAACTGCCACAGCATGTGTACCAGTCCCGATAATATATGTTCCCATCGGATACATATTGCAGAAATGTCTGACTGTTACACATTCAGGACATGCTGCCGGTAAAAGAAAAGGCTCGAACCCCATTTGATAGAGGTACTTTCCCCATACTTCATCAGCGCTTGGCATGTTGCATTCGCCCCGACCGACCAGGTACAAATCGTCGTAAATATCTGTCCACGGACGGTTCAGGGCGATTGCAATAGCTCTAACGACGCAATCCGGAACCTCTTTTTTCATGGGGTTTGGGTTGCATTTAATCCACATGCTCTACTTCATCATCAGAAATAAGGTATTCATCCTTGCCAGCACCGGCAGCATCGGCAAGACCTTCACCGATAATATAAGCAACAACACCTGCTCCAGCCATAATAATAGCTGAAACCTGTGTCACAACATTCTCGGGTTTGCCGAGAGCAATAAGCAGCATAGAAACAAATTCAACAACAGCAATCCAGAACTTACGACTTGTGAGTTTCTTTTTCCAATCCATAAATGAAAACCTCCTTAACCATTTCCATCGTCTTGTTCTTCTTCGTCCTCGTCTTTAATTCCGCTTTTCATTTGAAAATATCCGAGCGCAACTTTTTCGGAAACCGAGTTTCCTGTATAGGCGAGAACATTTATCATAGCAATATCGTCTACACCACGAACTATTATCGCCATAGTATTCCCAGAGTCAGGATTAAGCCACGTCGCGATTACGGACATCAGCCTTACGACTCCCCAAAATATCATGACTGCCGTGATTAACTTTTTTGAGAACTGGATGTAAGTTTTTCTTTTGACAGACATGTTGATCCCTCTATCTGTCGATTAAATAGTTTGTTATTTCCGCTTGGCTTTTCTGCAATTTATCCGTACTGTTTCCATTGAGTTCATGCGAAATTAGGGCTAAAACTCCACGTGTTACCACTTTATTACCGTCTTCGATAGCCTTAAGCCTCTCATCGTCCATTGAAAGTTTACGGTCGACATCCTGTCGCCAAGCGTCAAGATCTTCGCCAGGCTTCTTCCATTCATGAAGTGTCTTTATAACATTTCCGATAAGAACGACGGCACCAGCAAGCGCGAGAAATACGATAATAAAGTCTTTTATCTGAACAAACGTTAAGTTCTCCATAGGATTCAGCCCCTTCCAACAATTCCGCCAATCACATCAACCAGGCGCTCAATTTCTTTGAGGGCTTCGTCAATCTGCTTTTTCTGCTCGGCAGTAAGACTATCTGTTTCGTCCTGCTGACCGGCATACTCAATGTAGTTACTCATCATGTAGCCAGACTTAGAGCCATACTGGATTTTGCACCACTGACCTTCGTCTGATTCAACCATGATTGTGCTTCCAACAGGAACATTTTCAACAACATCTGCACTTGTTGAGGCACGTTTTCTCATTCTAACGGTATCTCCCTTGGCTCCGCTTGGCAGAACCACTTTTGCTTCCAGCATAGGAATATCCTCCTTTGGTTCATCTGAAGTACTTCCATAGTCCACACCTTTCAGATAAAATACGCAGTCCCAAGTGGAGATTTTGTCTCTACAGAAACCGTATCTTGTGCCTTTTGCGTTAAGTACATAGTTCGTATCTTCATCAACGAGTCCGATATGATAGTAGTCGTTGAGATCCCCATTATAAGAAGAGCCTCCCTTCAAGTATTTAGAAGGGAGGTCATATCCTTTTTCACCCGGTTTATGAAGTTTCAATGCTGCCATTCCAGGTTTTGCTTCAGAAATGGGAAGAAGTCCACCAACAGAATATCTTCTAGCAATGGCGTTGCTTCCATTCGGATAGCCTATGCCGCCAAGGGTCCTAAAAGCGTAGGTAAATGCACCCGAGCAGTCAACGCATCCTTCTGTGGATTTGCCCCACTCATACTTCCATTTCTGTTTATACATCTTTTGGAAGAGACTTATTAGTTCGGAAACTTCAACCCTCTTAGCCATAGCATTTTCACTTCCATTTTGAATTAATTGCCGATTTGTCTACAAGCCTTTCGAGACGTTGAACGCCTGCCAGTCAGTGCTGTAATCGGCCAAACAACAGTTAAAGTGTTACTGCTTTTTCTCCTGTTTACGGTGTCTTGAATCACGTTTCACCGTACCCACCTACTCAAGCAGTGAACCGTTTAGAAAAATTTCTTCTTTCGCTCTTTGCCGCACAATTTGCATTTGCACAAAAATACACCGACATGATTGCCGGAATAGTCCCAATAATCATAAATAGGCTTATCGGTTATCTTATACCATTCGTGAATACAGAACATTCGTCAAGCTCCTCGATCTTTAAATAGACCCCAACAGCCCATATGACAAACCATATAAGAGAATCCGGGCCGTAGTCCATCGTTACTTCCTCCTATTAAGTCAGTTCCTCGATATGCTTTCGGATAATGTCTCTTACTTCATCCGGTGTGTTTGTGATTATGCTGCCAAGCGGGAATTTCAGATTATGCTGTCCTTCTTCAATCAGAATCCAGTATATTTTTTCTGCTAGATCTTTATTTTCACCCATTAGATTCACCTCGTAAGAATCTTTCTTACTCTTTCCATTTCACGAGCAAACGCCTTTTTGAATCTGGCTTTTTTGTGATGCTTTTTGGTTGAAAAGTAGCATAGTCCTTCACGCATTACCGGGTACGGATAGCACATATCAGATCGCCTGCCTGCGTTCGAACACTTCGCGCTTGAGTTTGCCACCCTCAAAAGTCCCAAATTCTACTGCATCAAACAGGTCACCGTCTGCATTAGTTGCGGAGTTTGCGCAGAACAAATAATACTGCCGAAGCATGTCTGTTTCCGTACCCGTTTTGACAGTGTTGCTAATTGTGCCGTCCTGCTTAATATTGAAGTTTATAGAATAATACTGCATAACTCATTCTTCTTTCTGCGATGCCGGAACAAGGGTGTACCTTGTTAGATCATTTGTAAACAATTCGGAATAATAGCGGTTAGTCAGGCTGTCATAATAGAGATAGCCTTCTGGAGCTTTGAGTCTTATTTTCATGTTGTCGCCTCCCACGTAAAGGTTGCTACGCCATTTGTAACAGTGGCTCTAAGCACATACTTGCCAGCAGTTGTCGGAGGCGCAGGGAAAGGAGTAAGTGTCATTTGTCCATCAGTCTGAGTAATTAAATAACTACCGTTTGAATTAGCGGCATCAGGAAGATGCTGAAGTTTATCCCTAAGATTCGCAGGATATCTAGATTCGTGACCGACTGGAATCATACCCGTTGTTACGAATTCTTCCGTTCCCCAATCGTCCACAAGCTGGAAATTACGATAAGGAGTGGCTTGTTCGTATGTGGGTTCTGCAAGTTCATAAATAACTGTTACAGGATTTGATGCGAGTTTCGATTTCCAAGCATCAACAGTATTACAAAGTAAGTCTTTAAAGGCTATCTCGCTCACGTTTCCTATGTCACTTGTTGGTGGAGCATAAGCGCACGAACCATTCTGTGCTCCGATGGTATTACTATATGCACTAGCCGAGTAACCCTTGAACGGGTATTCGGCTAACACCGCAATCTCGCCTCTATATTTGTACGGCATTTGTGATCGAGCTATTGTGGCGTAGAATGCATTAACACTCGCGCTGGTTTGAATCCAATTTTCTGCTCCATTAAACACGATTACGCCATAACGTTTCTCAACAGTCCCATCTGGCAAATATCTGTCACCGTCCCAGTAAACGCCATTGCTACCGACTTTTGGAATGCCTCTAAGTATGACCGTGTTGTCAAGAGGATGAGAGTACTTTTCATAGGGTTCGTACTCGCCGTTGCGACTGCCGTTGTGAGCTAGATTTAAATTGAACAAACAATGAGCAAAATCGGGGAAAACTATGTTATGGTAAATAAACATTTTTACATACGCGGCATTTGCCTCTGTAGTAAAAGTTACCGTAGCGGTTTTTATAGATGAATTACTGCCAATTCTGCTTACTCTATTAATCAGTGTCTTGTTTTCATCGAATTCAAGCGTGTAAAGCTGAGAAAATTCTCTGGCGTTTTCAGCGTGAAAACAATAACTTGTGTTTGGTAGAACACGAGTGTAATCCGATGTTCTGATATAAGTACGGGTGTTGCCATCCGGTTGCCCGTTATTGTTGACGTTTCCGAACTCAACTGTCCCATCGAACAAATTAAACCCAACCACGTCATGACTTTCCAGTCCTTCGACATGCTTAAGTTCCCCTGTGTTATACGAATACCATGTTTTTCTGAACCACTGACGGAAATATTCAGCACCCTGATTGTATACATAATCAGCAACCGATGTTCCAAACATCTTTGTCAGGTCGAACACGTTATCAGTACCCTTTGCCGATGTGATCTCCTGACCTGAGCCGAGTAGCATGGAATCGGTGCCGTTAATGCGTGCGAGGTACTTTTTGCCGCTCTCCAGAACGAGATGCTCGTCTGTGCCTGTGTAGGTGAGGGCTACGTCACCGGTGTCTGACCAAATATTATTTATGCCGAGAAGGGTTGTGACTTCGGAAGCAGTGAGGGAGTAAGTGAGAGGAGTCTCGAGTTCAAAAACAACTTGCAACGGATTTTCTGCAAGGTATGCTAGCCACTCGTTTTTGTTTGCAAAATTGTTATTACCGATCGGCCTTATATTAAATGCGGTTCCTGTGCCAGTTTCCATCAAATACTGATTAGACAATGGTACTGATCCCGACTTTTTTAATACTTCAACTTTTACATATGTTCCGACGCCTGACATTGTCCATCCTTCATCTGACGCACCAGTATAAGTTTTGCCCAACCTATCCACCACCAGACTGCCAGACCCATCAGCATTGATGGTCAGCTCGCCACCGTAGACTGTTCCGGCTTCGGTGGGGAGAGTGATGGAGTAGGTCTGAGAAGTGTATAGCTTATAGTCTGAAGCAGATACACCCTCCTCAATCATTACGTCTTTTATATATGCAATGATTGTTCCTTCACTTCCAAATGTGCCGGAAACATATGCTATCGTTTTTCCTGCCGTAGATGTTAGCGTGTACTTTGTAGGTATTGCTGAACCAAACGCAACGATCGAGCGGGTTCCATCTGTATAATTTATATAAAAGTAAGTATTGCTGATTGCTTGGTTATTATACCCGACAAACGACAACGTATACTGAGTATTTGGCTTAAACTTTGGGTTGACCGGAAAACCGCCACCAAAGGCGATATTAAAAGCAGAACGTATTCCATAATAATATCCATCATTGTTTAATACCCAACCTGTTGCTTGAAGCAGTTGCGATTGGTCAAACAGATTCTTCCCCATCCTCGTCACCTTCGCCTGATTCCACCCGGTGATCGGGCAGATGTTGGAGTAGGGAGAGAACTTTGTCGTATCTGCGCCATCTGCTACCTCCATGAGTGCAAAGCTTGCATTTGTGAGGGTTTGATCAGATGAGAACATGATGCGGTACGCATTAAACGTCTTCCCGTAAAGCGTTGCCATGCTTGACGTGTTAACAACTCGGTTTGTGGTATTGGCAGAAAAATAATCGACGTTCGTCGTGCCGTTCAGAAAATAAACAGTAGAGTTAACAAACGAATTTAAGAATGCCAGTATATGCCCTTCGCTTATGGTTATCGGTTCTATTCTGGCTATGATGGTGTCGCCAGAGTGTATGTTTCCGTTGATTGTGAGCTGTCCGTTATTGTGAGTGACTCTCAAATCTGTCCCGTTCGCTTCAACGGATGTCGGCGGTGGCATTAGATTCTTCCCTCCCCCCGCAGGCCACGGATGGTCATACCCGTGCAAATCCTGCACAGGCTCGATCTTCACCTTCACTCCTGCCGCATCTTCCACGGCATCTGTTACCGTCAAAATATCCGCGAAATTGGTCTGGTTTTCACTAGCTTCATCTCGCACCATCTGGTTCCAAGGAAGTGACACGCCAACGATAGCATCAAGATACTTTCGGTTACCTATATCGGACGTGCCGCCAGAAGGACGATACAAATACGGTTCTTTATTCTCCACAAACTTTGTAGAGTTAAGCTGATCAGCATTGCCGGCTGTAAGATCGGGATAATATCCGTCGATTCTGGCGTAATCCTGAAGAGCGGTAGCAATTGCCTCTGCCATGCTTTCAGGAGAAATGTCGCTATTGTTTACGCTGAAGCTCGTAGATGTGCCGTCAGTCATGGCAATCGTGTAAGTATCAATTACACCATCAGTTGCAGTTTTAGTGATGCTTGCAATTCCATTACTAGCGGGGATACCGAATGAGAATCTTTTATGACCATTGACCTCTGTCACGCTAACGGTTGGCTGAGCACCGACAGCAAGAGATTCGATTGTAGCATCTACATCGTCGATTTTATCGCTCAATTCCTCAAATTCCTCATAAGTCGGAACTTGCACTTCAGAGTCCCCACTAGGCTTAATCCAGATTTTAGTACCTTCGGAAGTCGGCTCTTCATTCTGAACCTTAACCAGATCGCCAGACATCTGTCTTGAAAGGGTATCTTTCAGCATATGTCTTGTGGTGACTCCATTTTTTGTAAAGTCAATGTGATCGTAATCATTTCCATTAATTAGAGCCATCGGAATCGCTCCTTTTTACTTCCATTTTGAATTTTTTAAGACACTCTCTTCCACATATTTACAGCAAGATAAGGCGGCATGTTGTTGTGAGCCTG